GAAGCGAGGCTATCGAGGCGGCCAGCGAGTCGCTGTTCGGCCTGAGAGAGCTCGTCCAAGGTGTCATCCGGTGTATCGGCCCCGGAGTAGTGAAGCTTCCGGTCGGCCAGGGTGCGCACCCGGTCGCTCGCCTTCAGCGCGAGATCGGCGAAGGCGTCGGCTACGAGGAGCGCGGCGCGAAGGCCTTCGGGGTCCTTCCGGCCGTCGGCCTTGGCGACCTTGTCGAGCGCTTCGCAGGCTTGCGTATGCAGGCGGCTCGCGAGCTTCTCGACGCGGCGCTGCTCACGCGTCAGGCGATCGAGATCGTTGAGGACGGTGGCGGTGAGCTTCTCGCGGACGACGGCCTTCGCGACGTCGGCGCGCTCGACCTTGGTGCGCGAGAGCAGCCGCTGCACGGCCTTGTAGCTCGCCGTTACGCCGTGCGTCTCAAACAACCATTGGGACACGTCGCGGGTCGACGCGCCCGAGGCTGCTTTTTCGAGGATCGCGGGTTCGAGGTTGGGAGGGATGGCGGCCATTGGGACGGGGGCGGACGCCGTGGGACGGGGCTATCCGATTGCCTGCCCGACGCGCATCGCGCCGAGCGTGCCGGATCGCTCGGGCGCGACGGCGGCCTTGTTCGCCCACATGAGGGCCTGCTCGAGATTCGTCAGCGCGAGGGCCTTCTCGCGGCTACCGTGGAGCGCGTCGAGCGCCTCGCGGAAGTCCTTCGCCTTCGACCGAAAGACGTCGATGGCGGTCAGCTGGTTCTCGGTCGGCTCGTGGTAGTCGAACGCGTCGAAGGCTTCGGTCATGGTCGTCTCTCGCTTCGCGTGCGGGCAGTCGTCGTTGTAGCAACCGGGCGAGCAACGCATTGGCAGCCCTCGAAGAGTGACGGTGCCGGTGTGGGGGGCCAGCGTTCCCGTAATCCGTTGCGGCTCGCATCCGAGGCCCCACCGGCCGCGTTTTGGGTATTCCGTGATCGAGACGGGGCGTCCCCTCGTCTCCGTTGGCGTGACGTTATTCGACGCTGAAAACAGTCCGCACCGCGACGCGTCCGCCCCCGCATCCTTTGCAGGCGCCGGGGACGTCGACATTCACGACGGCTTGGTCGGAGGCGTCGGCGCGGGCCTCGTTCGCGCGGCCTCGGAGCTCCAACGGGTTCGCGACGTCTGCCCCGCAATCGCGGCAGCTTCCCGTCACGCGCAGTCCGAAGCCGACGTCTACGCCCACACCGGCACCGTAGCAGGAGGGGCCGCATCGCGCTTCTGCGCGCGGGCCCTTACGGTGACCTGTTGAGAACGCCCCAAGGTGGAACATCGTGGAACACGCAAAGCGCAGCGCCTCACGCGATGAGCCGCAATTGTGAGCACTTTTTCGTGAGGTACCGAACCTCGTTTCGCGTCGTCCCGATCTCGCGCGCGAGTACTTCGTCCGCCTGCGTGAGCCCGTCGAGCCGGTCCTCGAGCTTCTCGACGCGATCGCTGAGCTCTTCGAGCTTGTCGGTGAAGAGCCCCGGCCACGCGAGCTTGAGCGCGCGGAGGCCGACGAGGAAGCGCGGCTTTGGTCCCGCGCTGACGTTCTGAAGGAGACCGCCACCGGCATCGGCGTCGAGCTTCTTGAGGCGGCGCCACATGCGCTTGCGATGCCACTTCGCGAGCCGCGCGACGTAGCCGAGCGTGACGAGCTCGTCGACGTCCGCCGCGAGTGAGCGCGCCGCGGGAGGAGTGGGCGCTTTCATCCTGCCCCCCGCGAAAGCATCGTGAGCCGATCGAGCTGCGCTTCGAGGTTGGCGCGTCGCTGGCGTCGCTTCTCGTCGGCGAGCGGGCCGTACTGCCAATCGAGCCGCTGTTGCCGCACGTCCTCGTAGGCGCGCAGGGCTTTGACGAGACGACGATCGGCGGCGTGCGCGACGCGCGTGAACCACTTCGGGAGCCACACCATCCAGCGGGCGTCGTCGGCGTCCTTCTGCTCGCCGGACATGTTCGAGCGCTTCGCGTCCCATCGCTCGAACGCGGCTACGGCGATCTTCTCGAGAAAGCCCAGAAGAGCGTCGGTGGTCGGTTCGGGCGCTGCCTCAACGTCGAACGCTTCGTCGGCGCGCGCAAGAGACGTGACGTACTGATCGGCGACATCGGGGACTTCGAGCGCGAGCCCTAGCAGGCCAACATTGCTCCCTTCGCGGCGGAACGCTTGCCAAAGCCGCGATGAGCCGAAGGGCGTCTCGTATGCATAACTGCGATGCTCGAAACCGAGACCGATGGTGTAACGCGACGGCGTGTCGATCATACCGAGTGTCAGTTCGACCATGCGCACGTTCTCGATCGATTCCGAATGCGATTGCTGAAGGCGCGCGAGGTGAAGCCGTGCGACTGCCGCATCGTCCCAGCCCCCTGCGCCTCCACCGTTCCTCATGTCTTGGGCGCGCACGCCAAGCCCGCTAATGAAGTATTCCGCGAGCTCGCACTCGGCGTGCGCGAGCGGGTTCATCTCTACGACGTTCGACATGTTCGTTTCTCCCGAGAGCGCGGCCCGCGCGCCCTGCACGTCCGTTGGTCAACCCTCGAAGCTCGAACCCGATCGCCGTGCGACGACGCGTCGCCGGCCATTGTTGCACCTTGCATGTATTGGCGTGCCCGTGCACGTCTCATCCTCGCGACGCGCGTCGGGCGAGAGCGCTCCGCGCAGGCGCGCACACTCTTGCTGGTCGCGCATTACCTGAGCGCGGATGTCGGCGGGCCAGGTCATTGGCTCTTCGGCCCGACGGAGTACGGCCGCGCAAGGATCGGCGCGCCTTCGGGACCGCGCCAGTACGGCTCAATCCAGACGACCTTTCGTCCCGCCCGCCCGATGCCAACGACTTGCCGCTTTATATGTCCACGCACCAGCGTTTGCACCGATGGAGCCGATCGATCGCCGGAGCGCGCGTCCGTGCGGACCGCTTCGGTGACATCTATCGAGAGGGGCCTCCCGATTACAATCGAACGATGCGGCGGGGGCTCCTTGCGAAGTTGCTTCCCCGCTTTGCTGAATGCCGATCCGTGAGTCCAGTGGGTCGTATGCTGCATCGTGTAGAGCAGTCCAACGACAGCGCGTTTGACCAGTTCGCGTATTCGCGTGTCAGACGCACACTCGCCCTTGTCGTCGGCCGTCTTCGCCATCGATTCTAGATCTTTGGAATGATCGCGCGTGCCCGCGAAGAGCAATGCGCTCAGTCCCATGGGCTCGTAGCTCCACAGGGCCGTCGCGTTGCTGTCGTCCGCAGGGGAGATCGCGATCCACGCGCCATTCGTCAGTGGCGGATGCCCGGGTCGACGATCTGGTACTCCGTCGAACTGGCCCAACATCGCAAAGCCGTACTCGGTGCCGTCTTCTCCAATAAGCAATCCCGGCGGAAGGCGCACCGCGAAAGCCGGCCAAGGCACGCGCAAATCATCTGAGGCGTCGGCGCTGAGTTTGGTCTGCGCCATTGCAGCGAAGTATTTTGCGTCGGCCTCGATAATCCTGCATCCGCCGTCGACCCACTTGGCAGCCCAGAGCAAGCCCTTTTGAACGTCGGTGCGGACGATCGGCGCACCGCCATTGGTATGCGCCATCGCATCGCCTTTCGCGATCAGGTCCAACGTAATCTTCTCGAGCGCGGCGAAGTCCGACTTCGAATACCGATATGTCTCATTCCAGAGCTGGGCCCCGGAGGCATGATTCAGCGCCTCGATCTTCATCGCGTCCTCGTCGGCTTCACATCCCACTTCCCAGTCGCCATCAGCTTCTTCACGTCGCCCGTAACGCGCCCGATCTCGATCGGCGCAGGCAACGCAGCTTCGATCTCCCTCACCTCAACTTCGACGCGCGGCCTCTCCCGATCGACGGCGCCGTACACGAGCAGCGCGTCGATCTGCGAGTCGTCTCGAAAGACGGCGCCGTTCATGGCGTCCTCGATCGCCTTCGCGATGTTCGAGAGATCGCGCGCTCGCTTGTCGTGCCAGAAGACGTGGAGCGTCAGCGCGTAGCGCGCCGTCGGCGTCGTCTTCCATCGCTGCGCGTTCATCGCCGTATTCGCGAACCACTGCACGCGATCGCGATACGCCGAAGAGCGGCCAGGCGTCCGGCCGCGGGGTGACCCGCTTGCCGTTCGCGAGCACGCGCGTTTCGACGCGTGCACGCTCGAGCGGGACGGGCGGCCCTTGGACGATGAAGAAGAGCCTCATCGCTTCACCGCTCGAATGCGGCACCGGCCGCAGGCGCACGCGCGCGGGTGAAGGCGACGGCAGATCGTGCAGAGGTGATCGTTGATACGGAATGCCGTCCACCGACACATGAACGGGGCCATCAGGTGCACGCACGCTGGCATGCCGTCTTCGCGAATGAAGTGCGCCGCCCCTTTGGCCGGGAGCTTTGACATCCACGTCACGATCCAAACTCCCGGCGCGCCTTCAGCCGCCACGTGATGCCTTCGAGCCAAAGCGCGCGGATGACCGCCTCGTGAAGCCAGAGTGCGGCGAGCCCTCGAACGCCGGTCACGCGACCCTCGCGATCATTCGAACGACGATCTTCGCGTGCACGTCGACGGGAAAGATCCCGTGCCTCGCCCAACGCTGACGCGCGATCAGGCGCGCATCGATCTCGTCGACGGCTTCGACGAAGATCCGCTCACCGCTCGACGCGCGCACTTGGTAGCGGCTCACGCGCTCTTCTCCATCGGCATCTCGGCGTTCAGCTCGACCTGACGCAAAGCAATGCCGCGCATCACCGTCGCGTGGTCTCGTTCGAAGATGCGCCCGATCTCCGGAAAGCTGATCGGATGCATCGAGTCGTGGACGACGTTCCAAAGCTCGTAGCGCGCGGCCGTCGCGAGCGGGCAGTGCGTGCGACTCAGGAGATCGCGAATCAGCACGCGACGGCGCGTGGCGACGCCGCTCATCAGATCGAGCAAGCCGAGCTCGGCGACGTTCCGAAGAACACGTTCGATGGATGCGTCGTCGTAGCGGGTTCGGATCATGCTCGCCTCGCTTTCTTCGGTCGTGTGTCCGTTTGGAATTCCTGCACGCGTTGCTGCGCGCGCCGCCGTTCGTTCTCCTTGCAGCGGTCGCAGCGCGTCTCGCCGGGCTTCGCGGTCGCGTTGCAGAAGACCTTCGCGCCGGCGATGAAGAACACGCCGCCGCAGAACGACGGCCGACCCACGAACGCGGGCTTCGGGAGCGGGAGCGGCTTCGTCGTGCCGACGTTCTCAGCCGCGCACGCGTTGCACGGGCACGTGCACTCTCCGGGGGTGAAGAGGCACACGCAGTCTTCGCGATCGCAGCTCACGACGAGACCGCCTTCGGCGCGAAGATGTTCGCGACGCTCGCGAGCGCGGCTGCGCGCTCCTCGGCGGTGAGCGGCTTCTCGCGCGGCGGAAGCTTCGCCTCGGCGTGGTACGGGCGCACCGCATCGGCGTCCGCACGCTCTTCACGCGTCGACTCGGGTGTGCGGCATCCGGAGTCGAGCCAGTCGACGAACTTGAACACGTTCCGGGTGCGCTCGCGGTGCGCGACGCCGAAGGCCTTCGCCTTGGCGCGCGTCCACGTCGCCCGAGCACGCTGCTCGTCCGGCCCGCCGCGGGGGGGGCCGTGCGTGTCGATCGCGTCGAGCAACGTTCGGAAGGTGCCTTTGCGGGGCACGGTGGGGCGCACGCCGCAGCCTTCGAACATGCCAGCGGCCCACTGGTCCGCGAGCTCGTAGTCGCCCATGGGATCGGGCGGTGACGACGTGCGCGCGACGGGGGCGAGCTCGTGGATTCCGGACGGCTTGTCCGTCACCTCGTCGGGGCCCTCTCCCCTTTCTGATCTGATCTGATCTGATCTAGAAGTGACAGATAGCGTGACGTCGCGTGACGAAGGGTCGGGGGTCTCGTCACGCCTATTGTCACGTTTCGTGACCGATGGCGTGACGTCGGGCGTGACAGGTAGCGTGACGGGAATCGCCTCTTCCTTCGCCTCGAGGAGCGCGCGGGCCGTCTCGCGTGACTTCCGCTGGCGCGCCGGATCGGACGCGCTCGCGCTCTGCATCTCGATGTGGTTCGGGATGAGCAGCGCCCCCTTCTCGGGGAGGAAACGCACCCGCCCGTCGTCGATGAGCTCCTGAAGGGGAGCTGCGATCTTGTCCCAATCCGCGCGCACGGCGACGGCGACGCCGCGCAGGCCGTTCTTCCCGACGCGAAGGATTCCGGCGCGATCGACGTAGCGCGCGAGGTAGACGCAGAGCGTTCGCGCTTCGTACGACAGACCGAGGAAGTCGATCGTGTCGCGCGTGTAGACCTTGATGAAGGGCTCGTCTTCGTAGCGCATCAGCGATCTCCGGGGCTCACGTCGCGGATCGCCACGACGGATTCAGGGGCGTTGCACGGTTCGAGCTGTAACTTCGGGACGACAGACGCAGGCCACTCACGCACGCGGAGGTCGGGCGTCCACTCCGTCCAGTCGCCACCCTTGTGATCGCGAAGCTGAACGAGCCCCTTCGCGTTGCTGCCGGCGATGCCGTCGCTGTCGACGGCTCGCGCGCCGAGTTGCTTTACAAAGCAAGCGACGTTCGCAGCCTTGCACTGGTTGACGAGGGATCGTGCCCACGCGAGATCGAAAGGTCGCGCGCCGCCGCCGCTCTCGCCGCCGACAATCACCCAATCGAGGTGGCTCACGCATTGGCGGTGGTCGGCTTCGTCGTCCCGGCCCTCATAGCCCTCGTGGAAGCACGACCCGTAGTCCGACAACCTGATCTTCACCTCCTCGAGCAGCGGCTCGCACGAGAGGAATCGCACGCGCGCGGGGATCTTGAGCAGCTCTGGAATGCGTTCGTCGGCGCGCTTCTGATCTTCGACGGTCGTTCCGAGCCACACGTTCGCGGGCCACTCGTCGTTGCCCCACGCCGATCGCCAAAGACGTAGAACGTTCTGCGGGCGCTTCGTCAGTAGGAGCCAGTCGAGCGCCGGCGTGCCTTCGATGACGTTCATCAACCTCCGACGCGAGTCGACGAGATCGGCCCGGTCCTCGAACACGTCGGCCATCGATGCGCAGAACACGCGACGACGGACGCCTTCCTTCGCGGCCTTTGCATTCCACTTGAAGGGCTTTGCCCAAGTGTCATTGCCGACGAACTTGCGCTCGGCGTTCACGCCCCAGATCATTGGCAGTCGCTTGCCGTGCCCGACGCGCTTCGAGAACGTCTCGGCGTAGCAATGCTCGCAGCCCGGGGAGACGCGCGCGCAGCCATGCCAAGGGTTGAACGTGTGATCGGTCCACTCGATCTCGGTCGCCTCACCCATTCGACACGACCTTTCCAACCGGCGCGGCCTCACCGCCCGGAAGCTCGTTCCCCCACTGAGACCAGTTCGATCGCGGTGCGCGCGCGAAGAGCTCCGCGTACGGCCCGCCCGCGAGGCGCTCGACGATGCGATAGAATTCATCGGGTTTCGCCGAGTGCTCGCCACGCGGCGCGAAGAACACCGAGCGGATGCCGCGATCGCGCACCTTCGGCTTGCCGCGCGTCGCGATGATGCAGACCTCGTGCGACGCGCGCGTGTAGTGGCCCATGCCCATCGCGAGGCGCAACGGCTCCTCGGGCTTCGGCGCGGCCGTCTTCACCCAAACGATCTCACTCTTCGGCGTGAAGCCCCACGCGCTGACGACGTCGAGCGCCGCCGCGGGCATCGAGGCCACGCGCCAGAGGAAGAGCAAGGCGTCGTCCGCGATGGGCGGCAGCGGGAAGCGCATGATCTCGTGAAGCGAGAGCGTCGCGTAGTGCTTCTCGGCGCCGCGGCCGGGACCGGGAAGCGTGTCGTCGAAGCGCCACGGCGGATCGGCGCAGAGGACGGGGAAGGGCTTCATGTCGACTCCGGTGCTTCAAGAACGATGAGGCCTCGTCTCTCATCGACGGTTCGCCATCCCGCTCTCAGGAAGCATCGGCCCGGGTCGCGCTTGCGGCGCACTTTCGACGGGTCGACCTCGGTCGTGAGCGGTACTTTTGGGCGACCGCTGTAGTGGCGATCCCAGAAGGCGAACGTGAGCGACGTCGCCTCGCGAATCATCTCGCTCGAGCGACGCGACCCCTCGTTGCGGAAGATGCTGCATCGCCAGCGCACGGAGTAGTGCCGGTCGGCGAGTGCGCGAGCTCGAGGATCGCTCCGGCGAACCTGCTCCCAATACCCGGACATCGGAAAGAGGCGAGCGCAGATCATGTGCCCCCCGCGAGGTCGAAGAGCCCGCCCTGCACGTCGACGAGGGGGAGACAATGCGGCGAGAAACTCACGACGTCCTCCGATTGCGCCGAGCTACACCGCTCAAGCGTCCTGCCTCGACAGCCGCGTCGTGGTCGAAACCAACGTCGCCCGCGGCAGCGTGCTCGCGCATGTGCGCCGCCTGACTCTCACCGCGCCCGATCCGAAGAAGGGTTCTACATAATTCGGCACGTTTCCGAATGCGCGCCACACGACGTCGGCGACGCGCGACTTGCCGCCAAACCATGGGAAGGGGGCTTTGAGGGTCATGCGGCCGCGACCTCCTCACCGGCGAGGTTCGCGGAGACGAGCGCGGCGGCGATTGCCGGCGGCACGCTGTTTCCGCAAAGACGGATCTGCGCCGTCTTCGACAGCGAGCCGCCGTCGGGTGCCCGGTCGATGACGTACGAATCGGCGAAGCCTTGCGCGCGAAAGAGCTCGCGCGGCTGGAGCATCCGCTGGCCGATATCGGCGATCGCGTAGTCGGTTCCGTGCACGGTCACGAGCCCGAAGCGGTCGCGCGTCGTCACGGTGCCCAGCGAGAGCTGCAGCGACTGCCCGAGGCCCGTCCCGTTGTAACGCGTCAGAAAGGCGCGGACGTCGTTGGCGCGCGAACCATCCGTCGTGACGGTGACGAGCGCGTGGTGGTCCTGCGTCGTGATCGTCGAGAGGGGCAGACGCAGCGACGTTCCGGTCGCCTCGTGCCCGCCGTAGTGCTTCGCGAGGTATGCGGCGACGAGTGAGTGCTTCTGTCCTTGGGCGACAATGGTGCCCAGAGGAGCGTGCAGATCGAGAATGCGCGGCGCCTGGCCCTTGCGTTCGCCGTATCCGCTCTGAATGAGCGTCGGTGCGATGAGCATCAGCTCCCCGCGCTGCGCCGCCGTGATGGTGCGCAGAGGCGCGCCCGTCGAGTGAGGGGCGGAGTCGTTCACGCGACCGTGCGTCGACGGGACGATGAACGGCTCACCGGTCCGAAGGACGAAGCGATCGATCCCGCGCGCGATCCGGCGAAGCGTCTTTTCGACGAGCGGCTTCTTCCGGCCGAAGATCGAGGGACACGCGTGCGCCCAGTCGATGCACTCCGCGGCCGGTCGGTGTGCGCGCGCGAGTCCCGGCCCGTGCGTCGGCCGCGGCCACACGATCGGCTGCCCGTCCGAGCGCGCGATGATGAAGAGTCGCTTGCGGGACGTCGGTGCGCCGTAGTCGCACGCCCGGAGCTCACGCATCTCGACGACGTAGCCCGCTGCTTTGAGCTGCCCTAGCCAGCGCCGGAACGTGAGCCCACGCCGCGCCGGGTCCGGCTTTCCGTCGTCGTCGAGCGGTCCCCAGTCCGCGAACTCCTCGACGTTCTCGAGCATGATAACGCGCGGCTTTACGTCGCGCGCCCAGCGGACGACCACCCATGCGAGCCCGCGCCGGCCGGTCGCCGACTTCGGATCGCGGAACGGCTTTCCCCCGCGCGCCTTCGAGTGGAAGGTGCAATCGGGCGAGAACCACGCGAGGCCGATCCGGCGGCCCTTACAAAGTTCCTTCGGCCTCACGTCCCAGACGTCGCCACAAAGGTGTCGGGTCTCGGGGTGATTGACCGCGTGCATCGCGATCGCTTCGGGGTCGTGGTTGATCGCGACGTCAGGCGATCGCTTGATCGCGCGCATGATGCCGGTCGACGCACCTCCGCCGCCCGCGAAGCAGTCGACGACGAGCTCGTCGGCGCTGAGGCGAAGGACGGGAGGCCTCACCGAGCCCCCCGCTGATCCCTATCGGCTGCGCCCGTTACGGATTCGTCTTCGCCGCGTTTCAGCGGTGAATGAAGTCGTGCCGGCATCACGGTTCCCCCTTGGCTTCGTTGTCGGTGCGCACGATCGCGGCATGCACGGCGCAGAGATCCTTGCCGTCGACGATGCGCCGGCATGCGAGGCAGAGCGGGCGGTCGCACGTCTGCCCTAGCTTCCGACCGCCGAGCGCGAAGTCGCAGACGACGCGCACCTGACCGCTGCACCCGGTCGTCGAGCACGCCGAGCGGCTACGGGATCCGCCGCAGACGAAGACGCTCACGGCGTGGCCGCGTTTCGGAGCGCCGTTCATAGCGAGACCCTGCCGGCACGCATGGATCTTCTCGGGCCGTCGAAGATGACCCCGTCGCCGGTCGCGAGAAGGTCTCCGGGATAGACCGTGACGAGGTCACCGAGCCGCGCGATCGGCACCGTCGGCGGCACTTGATCGGTCGCACTGAGGAGATTGCGGCAGCGTGCGCATTCCCACGCGGAGCCGACGAACGCGGGCTCGTGCATGCCGCGATCGCAATTCCACGGGGCCGTGCCGTGAATGCCGACGGAGGCGCGGAAGGCGCGGGATGCGCGGCGATCGACGAGCGACGGTGGCAGCTTCGCTTCGCGCGAGGGGACGATGGTGCTCACGCCGCACCGGCCTTTTGGGCGTCCAGCAGTTCGCGTAACCGCGTGGCGTATTCGACGGCCTTCGCGACGGTCCACGCGTGGACATAGCTGTCTCCCTTGGAGACGTCGTCATCGGTCACGCGCTCCGTCGCGCCGATGGATGTCCAGTCGATCTCTATGACGCGCTTGCGCCAGCCGATGCGGATCAGGCCGTGCCGCGTATTGAATAGCCACCAAGGACGCCGGACGTCGTCGTAGTCGGGTGCATCGGGCCAATATTGGTTGGCCAGCTCCCACTTCTCGCGAAACGGCAGGCCGGCTCGGGTCATGATCGACTCGGCCTGCTCCCACGACTCTTTGCGCATCTGCCCGCGCCTGCCCTGAATGTCGTCGATGCTCATCGTCGCCCCTTGCGCGGCTTGCACGGCCGCCTGAACGGATCGGTCTCTTCACGCGGGAGAATCGCGGCGAGGCCGACGACGAACGCGAGGGTCATCGCGAGCTCGAAGACCGCGCTCGCGACGCGGAACGTGGAGGCGAGGCGGCGGGTCACGAGACACCTCCGAGGACGCGCGCGACGTATTCGTCAGAGCCGGCCCACGCGTGGATCGGGAACGGCTCGCTCGTCTTCGGGAGCATGAGCGGGTGACAAGGCTCGTCGTCCTTCGTCCACTCAAGCGCGTGGACGTCGTTCGGCTTTGCGATCGCGGCCAGGAGCGCGAGGACGTCCTGCGCGCGAACGTCGAGCTTCAGCGCGGTGACGTTCGCGCCCCACGCGGCGATGATGCGATTCGCTTTGCGGGCGACGCGCGCGATCGTGGCGTCGTTCTCGGGGCCGATCGGATCGGCGACGGTGAGCAGCCCGCGCGGCTTCGTGGATCGGAACGCGAAGAGGTTGCAGACGTCGAGCGCGCCGAAGCCCCAGCCGTGCGCGAAGCGGATGCAACGCGTGATCGTCGGGTCCGGATTGTCGGCATCCGCGGTGCTCGGGTTGAGCATCACGAAGAGGCAGCGATTCGTGACGTCGCCCCAATCGCGCGTGAGGTGGTACCGATAGAGGCCGCACGCGCTGAACTTCGCGGTGCCGACCGGGGCGGTGACGCCGGGGAGGAGGAGCGCGCTCAAGACGTCACCGCCTTCCGAAGGCAGAAGCCGCAGCAGACGAACTTCGTGCCGGGCTTCCACGCCGCGGCATCGAGGACGATCGTGCGGTGCTCCTTGCAAGACGGACAAAACACCGCGCGCCTGATCGGGCGACGCGTGCTCACGTCGGTCGACATGATCGGGAGGACCTCGACGCGCTCGGCGCGAAGGTCGAAGGGGACGTGGCGGGAGTGGGCGAAGATCACGACGCCGCTCCCTCGACGCCGACGCGGCCCCGTTCACGCCACGCTTGGGCGAACCACTGGAGCCGGCGACCGAGCCCGAGACCAAGAAGCGGCTCACGAATGCGGACGCAATTGACGTCGTGCCGCGACTCAAAGACCTCTCGGATCGGCGCGGTGTAGTCGGCGCCGGCGAGGAGCAAGAGCTCGTACGGCCCACAACCCACGAACTCGCGATAGAGCTTGTTCGCAATGCCCACGGCCCATTGCTGCGCGTCCTTCGGCTTCAGCCGATCGTCGTACGGCTCGATCCGATATTCGGGTTTGAGGAGGCCGTAGCGCGCCGAGACGATGCGCCATTCGTCGCACTCCTCGGCGTACGCCCGAGCCGCTCGGAAGAGCGGGCCGGTGTAGAGGTCCTTCGCCCGCGCGGGTTTGAGGAGCTTGCTCTTGCCGCATCCCACCAGGGCGATGGTGATCGGCACGGACGGGGGGCTCACGAGGCCGCTCCCGTCGCCAGCGTCGGAGCGAACTCCGAGGCCCAGTAGGCCACGACCGCCGAGGCGACCCCTGGAATCCTCGGCGTTTCCGATCGCACATCGCCGTACAGAACCGGCACAACCGAGGCTTCGCGCTTACGCTGATAGGCCTTTTTATTCCCTACGGAACGCGTGTTTTCGCTCCGCTTTCCTAAAGCGAAGGTCGGTAGTTCGAATCTCCCTGGGGGCGCGTCTTTTACCGCTGCTTTTGGCTCGTTTTGGCCTTGGTTGTTCGAGGCTTCCGCAGTCGTTTGAGCTTCAGTCGGTACAGAATCGACACACTCGGGCAGCGCGGCGACCGGGCGCGGAGCGTGGGCCTCGAGCTGGGCTTCGACGAGGGCGCCCATCTCTTCGCCCGTCGCCTTCGCGTACGTGGTCTGCGCGAGCTTGTCGGTCGAGTGACGGAGCATCTTCGACACCGCGTTGATATTCACGCCGGCGAGCAGGTGCCACTTCGCGAACGTGCGCCTTAGGTCGTTCGGACCGAGGCGAGGGATGCCCGCGCGAACGCATGCGGCGGCCATATCGCGGACCATCTTCCCCCACGGATGAAAGAGAACGTCCGCACCCGGCGCGTGCTTCAACGCCTCGTCGAGGATCGGCGCGTTGACCCGCGTGATCGGAATGTCGTCGTCCGCGAAGGCCGTCTTCGTTCCGTGAAGGTGAACGATGCCGCGCGCCTTGTTCGTGTCGCGTCGACGCGCACGGAACGACTCCTGATATCGCGCGCCGGTCGCGACGATGTAGAGGATGTGTGCGCCGCGGCGGCGATCGAATTGCTTGAGGAGCGCAGTGAGCTCGTCGGGCGTGGCGAAGCGATCGCGCGGTTTGTGGCCCGACCCGAAGTAAGGCGGCATGACTTGCGCGACGCTGCCGTGGAACGTGCCGAGGTGAATGGCGATCTTGAGCACCATTCGAAGGTGGCCAAGCTCCATGTAGATCGTGTGGTCGCTCGCGGTCTCGCTTTGGCGCTTGTCGATGTACTCCATCACGAGCTTCGCCGTGATCCGAAGCATCGGGAGATCGCCTCCCCAGATGCGCGCGAAGTGACCGAGCTTCCCCTTCGCCTTGCTGAGCGTGGCCGCGCTGCGTTTGCGGCGCACCATGTCGAGGCGGAGTGCTTCTACCGCGCCGGCGAAGCTCGTCGCCGCCGCGGCTGCGTAACGTGGATCGGCGGCGACGCGCTCGAGCTCGTTCGCGCGCGCGACGGCCGCAGCTTCGTCGGTGCACTTGGTGCTCTTTCGGACCTTTCGTCCGGCCGGTCCGAGGACATGGGCCCAGATGGTCTTGCCTCGCCAGAAGAGTCTTGCGTCGCGGAGCTTCGGTTGCATCCCTCTTCCCCATTCCTTTCGAACCACGCGATCAGAGCTTGGCGGGTCACGCGCAGGTGGCGGCCGACCCAGTGATGTTTCATCTCGTGCATGCGGAGATAGGCCGTGCTCACGGGAACGCGGAGCTCGGCGGCGACGTCGTCGACGGTGAGGAGATCGAGCGCCACGTCAGGCCCCCGTCGTGTTCTTCGGCGACTCGCCGGGTCGCTTGGCCGCCTTGCGCACTTCTTCGATCGCCCACTCGCCGAGCTTCGTCGCGACCGCGGTCACGATCGCGGCGGCGGCCGTGATGGCGAGGTAGCGGCGGTTCTCACCGTTCGCGGAGATCATCGTCATATCCATTCCTTCCGTACGTCTTCAGCCACTGCGTTCGCTTGCGACGAGCCCGCGCCCCCTATCGAGTCGGGCTCGTCGCAAACGATCGAATCGCCGCGAGGCCCCCCACGCTCGAAGGAAGGACGGGGGAGCGGAGCCCTCTTCCTTCGAGCGTGGGGACGGCACCGGCGATTCTTCGGGCCACATACCGGCGATGTGGTGACCCCGACGAAGCATTGCGGCTATCGGTCAGCGCGTGGGTAATGAGCCCGTCCGCGCGAACCGCCTCACCGCTCCGCAGCGTCGATCCCGAATCTTGGACGATGATCACGCGACGCTCCGCCGCGACGTCGTCGCCTCTTCATCGTGAAAGTCGAGGTGCTGGCTGAACGACCACGCGACGAGGCGCGGCGCGAGCTCGGAACGCCACGCGACGGCGACGCCCGTCTCGAGGTCGACGAGGATTGAACCTAAAGGCGCGCGCTCGGCCTCTTCGGCGCACGTGGCAATGAAGGGCGAAACTGCGTCTATCTCGGCGAGGATGTCGCCTCCGTTCTGGATGTAATAACGACCCATGGTTCCTCCCTTCCCCACTTCACGCTTGGCCAGTCGCCGGGCCCTTCACACGCTTTCAGTCACCGCTGATCGCCACGTCATTTTTCGCGACCGCTAGTCGTTGTCCGCCGACGACGTGTCGATGACTTGGAGCACCGCGCGGAGCGCATCGCGCACAAGATTGCGGCACGCCGGACCGCCATCGGCGGCGAGTGCGACGGCGACGTCGAGACGAAGGCCGTTACTCCCCTCGGGCGACGTCCACTGTTGAACGAGACGACGAGAAACCCCCGCGGCGGCGGCGACTTGGCGCTGCGAGGCGTGCTCCTCGATCGCGCAACGAAGGATGCTCGCGACAACGAGCTTCGAATACGCAAACGAGGTCGCGCGAATGGGTCCACCCACGCGTTTCGCGCGCACGTGCACTCGGTGAACAGTGGCCACTTCGGCCACCATTGCGGACGCGGCGGGAAAGCTGGAAGAAGACGCGTGGGCCATGATCAACCTCCGTCCGTTCCGGTGCGCGCGGGCTCGGTCAGGGCGGCTGGCTCCTCGATGGCCGGCTCCGCCCACGCTTCGAGAGGCACACCTGCTTCGCGGCGGATCGCGACGATGTGCCTCGCCGTAGGAGTCGTGCCGTTGCACCAGTTGCTGACCGTCGCCTGGCGCACCTTCAGCCGCTTTGCCAGCGCCTCTTGCGTGGTCTGCGTGAGCCGCATCCACTCGCGCAGCATCAGCGTGCCCTTCGTGATCACCATGCAACGACTGATAACAGTCGTCTGTTCGACAGTCAAGCGTGTACTAGTAATTCCCCATCAATTGACGCGAGACCGTATATTCCAATGACACTCATGTCGCCGACGCCAAAGAAGCCAGGCGCATCAACCTTCTCTCCTGAAGAGGTCGCGAAGCTTCGCGACGTGGCGAAACGCGTCCACGCGGAAAAGTTCGGCGGCAACCAAAGCGCGATGGCCCGCGCGTTTGGCGTTCGTCAATCCGCGGTTCGGCGTTGGGTCACGAAGGATTCCGAGGATGCGGGCGGGATGAGCTACGGCATCGCGCGCAAGCTTTGTGAGATGGACGGGACTACACTAGAGTCCGCTCTCGGCTGGCCCGCGTCCAGGGGGGACGACATGACGCAACGTGGCGATGCGATCGGTCGCGAATCGGTGACCGACCCTGAGCTCGCGCTCGCATTGGGTCACAATTACGGCCGCTGGCACGAGGCTGTCGTCGCGGCGGCGGTAGTGCTTGCGCGGAGAGGAGAGCGGCATTCCAAAGTTGAATGGCAGGCCCTTCTCGACGAATTGCAAAGCCGTATCGCGGACATGCTCGATCGTAAGAGCTAGGTGCAACAAAAAGTTGGGCCGTTCCGCGTTGCAGAGCTGAAACATCTGGGCATACAGTTGCGCGTTATGGCTGCAGCTCAAGCTCTCCAACTTCCGCCGCTTACGTTTGATGACAAGCGTTCCCGGTTCGCGCAGGCCCTCGGTCTTTGCCGTGCATTTTGGCCGGCGCGCTGGTCGGAGACGACGCTCGCTGCTGCAGGGGAAATGCACGAGTGCCTTGCGCCCGAGACGCTCCCGGAGGGGCTCGACGAGATCGAGGCGCGGTGGGCGCCGCTATTAGTGTCGGCTAAGCGTCTGTAGATACGTGCACTTATTGCTTTCTATCAGAGTACTGTTGACAGTCTATTAGTTAGGTAATAGATTCTTCTCCGTGGAGGGAAGGATCTTGAACCACGACGACAACGACCACGGCACGCCCTGCCGCGATTGCGGCGGTCTCGATCACACCGACGACTGCCTCGACATTCGCGACCGTCGCGAGGCCCGCGAGGACAAGGCCGCCGACTTCTATCGAGGTGCGCGATGACCCTCTTCGCCTTCCGCTCCCTCGTGGGCGAGCTCGGGCAGCGCGAGGACGGCGACCCGATCGTCGTCGACGCCCCGACGCGTGAAGAGGCTGCGGCGCGCCTTCCGCGTGTCGGCTTCTACGCGATGCTCGAGGCGCGCTGCGCCGGGTGCTGCACGCCGCTCCTCGTCCGCGAGCGCCACGAGTGCGCCGCGTGCGCGAGCCTCGAAGACGACGAGCCTACGCAGCCGATGAAGCGGCCGTCGTTCGTCGACGGGCTCGTCGAGTCCGTGAGCGAGACGCGCATCGCGGTCGACGCGCGGTGTGAATCGATTCGCCGGAGGGCTGCGCGATGAACATGCTTGAGCGACAACTCGCGGGGTCGATCTCGCTCGGGCGTCAGAACCGCGCGGCGAAGGGGCTGCGCGACGCGTGGGCGCGGTATCAGCACGCGCTCTCCGTCAAGGCGAAGTATCGGCACGGTGCGTCGCCGATGGCCGACCTCGAGGTGAGTCGTTCGGCGGAGGCCTTCGCGGAGATCGCCGCCGCGGCGCTCGGGCTCGAGACGAACAAGATCGTCGTCCTGCGCACGACCATCTCGGACGAGGACACCGAGTGAGCGCCGTCGTGAAGACGTGCGGATGCGGCTCCGAGCTCACCGCCGAGGCGTGGAGCGCTCTCCCGTTCGTCGGCATTCAGGACCTCGGGGAGGGTGAGCGCGCCGAGCTTCGAAACCATGACTGCGGCTCGACGATCGCGATCGAGCTTTCACCGGGAGACGGCGAATGAAGTTCAGCGTTCGTTCAAGGCTGGTGTGGCTCGCGATGATGCACGGCGTCTGTCCGCTGGCCGCGTTCGAGATGACGGCGCTCGAGTTTGCGGCGCGGCTTCGGGCTGCGCGCCAAGGGAGAATGTCATGACGACGACGAACGGCGCCGCGACCACGCTCGCGCGCAAAGACGACAACTTTTTCGACGACGAGACGATCGGCCTTATCCGCCGAACGATCGTGCCGGGCGCGACGGACGACGAATTCATGTCGCTGATGGCGGTCGCGCGCCTCCGTCGCCTGAACCCGCTCTTGAAGCAGATCCACTTCGTGAAGCGGCAGACGTACGACGACACCGCGAAGGAATACGTCATGCGCTGGGCGTTCCAGGTCGCGATTGACGGCTTTCGCCTGATCGCCGAGCGCACGGGCGCGTACGACGGCCAGGACGAGCCGGAGTACGAGCTCGCACCCGACGGCTCGATCATCCGCTGCCGCGTGAAGATCTACCGCAACGACAAGACGCGTCCCTTTGTGGGCATCGCCGACTGGACCGAATTCGTGCAGAAGAAGCGCGACGGCGGCGTCACCGCCATGTGGCGAGACAAGCCGCGCCTTATGCTCGCGAAGTGCGCCGAAGCGATGGGGTTCCGCAAGGCGTTCCCGGAAGAGACGTCGGGCTTCTACATCGAAGAGGAGATGAAGCGCGACGAGATGGAGGGCGAGGTCGTCCCGACGCTCGGTGGCACCGTGAACGGCAAGCGCGCGACGACGACGGCCGCTCCTACGACGCCGAAGCAACTCGCGAGCGCCGAGGCATCGAAGGCCGCGGCCGCGGAGCTCCTCAAGGCGCTCGAGACGTGCGACGAGCGCGCGGGCGTGCTCCGCATCGGCGCACAGATCGACGAGCGGGCGACGCGCGGCGAGCTCCTCATCCAAGATCGCGCGACGTGCCTCGGCGGCTACACGGATGCGCTGAAGCGGGTCGCCAAGCCAAGGTCGCCGCCGGCCACGCCTCCTGCGAATGCGCCGCCCGCGCAAGGAGGTGTCGCGTGAACCTCTCTGGCTCGAAGCTCGCGCTTCTTCCCTCCTGCCAATACTTCGCCCGCGACGACGTCGAGCGCCGCGATCTCGAGACGCGCGACGCCGTCATGGGCCGCGCGGGCCACACCGTCAGTGAACGCATCATCGACGGCGTCGTGATCGACCTTCCCAGTGTCATCGCGATGCACGGTCTGACGGAAGCGGAGGGGCTCACGATCGAGCGAAAGATCCCCGCCGTTCGCGACTTCATCGAGAAGAACCGGAACTGGTCGTGGCGCTCCGAGATCGCCTTTGGCTACAACTTCGAGACCGGCGAAGGCGTCGAGCTTCCGAAGGGCGAATATCACCGCGACTATCGCCAGTGCCCGCCCGGCTTCGTGCCGATGACACTCGACGTCGTCGGCGTTACGCAGGTCGAGGTCGACGGCATCAGGACGCCGTGCGCGTTCGTCCTCGATTGGAAGTGGGGCTACGGCGAATCGGTCGACGCCCCCCGCAATAACGGCCAACTCTGCGGGCAAGCGCTCGCCGTCGCGGCGGCGTACGCGTGCGATCTCGTGCTCGTCGTCGTCGCGCACGTCCGTGACGACATCGTCGAGCTGAAGGAATCGCTCTTCGATCCCGTGACGCTCGCCAAGGTGCACACGGAAGGCGCCGAGCGTATCGCGAAGATCCCGACGTCGCAGCCGCAACCGGGATCCCATTGCACGCGGAAGTTCTGCAACGCGATCCATGCATGCCCCGAAACGGTGCGTGCCATGGCGAGCGTCGAAGAGACCGCGCTCGCGGCGCCGGCGCCCTTCAAGCTGACGCCGAACATCGTGTCACCCGAGCATGCGGCGTGGATGATCGACGCGCGCGCGGCGTGCCGGAAGGCACTCGACATCATCGACGACGCGCTCGAGCATTACGCCGACGAGATCGGCGGCATTCCGCACGACGGCGGCACCTGGCAGAAGGTGCTCGTTCCGACGGAGACGCCCGATCTCACCGTGCCGGGCGCGATCGCAACCCTCGAGGCGATGGGTCTCGGCCACGCGGTCAAGCCGTCGACGAACTGGAAGGCGCTCGGCAAGCAAGCGGCCGACGCGCGCGAAGCGCTCCGCGTGCTCGGGGCGCTGAAGAAGAACACGCAGGCTCGCTACGAAGACCGAAAGGCTGGATGACGATGACGCAGAAGCTGATCGAAGCCGCGCTCGCGTACGGGCGGGCGCACGCCGAATTCATCAAGCGATGGAACGCGTGGCGCGAATCAACGCCGGAAGAGTACACGCCGTCGACGGGATCGTTCGCACCGAGGCCGATCTACGTTCGTGACGTGGATCCTGCGATCGACGCTTCGAACGCCGCAAAGGACCTCCTCTGCGTCGCCGCCGATGAGCTCTACGCCGGTTCGGCCGGCATCCTCGCCCTCGCCGACGAGGCCACAGCGCGCGAGCCGACGGCGCCGGATAGTGATCAACCCGCGACGGCGGGGGTCGTCTGATGGGCTCCCCCGCCCAGAACCCCACGCGCCGGCAAGTGCGTGAAGCAAAGCACGACGCGATGCTCCTTCGCGCGCGCGAATACGTTGCCCGGCTCGAGACCGGGCTCGATCCGACGGTGGCCTTGCGCGCGCTCGGCGCGGCGGCCGTCGAGTGGCATCAGGCTGAGAAGCGGGCCGTCGACGGCAGAAGCACGAGGGACCAATGACCGATGCGAGAATGACGCCCGGCGATCTTCGTGCGGAAGCCGATCGCTTGGCCGCCGCGAGAGGGCCGGCTTACACCGAGGGCTACGCGGCCGGGCTCGCCGCGGCGATCGGCGCCGTCAAAGATTGGCGGTTCGAGCTGCACCCGGTCCACGAATCCTCGACGCGCGAGGTCGCCGATCTCATCATCGAGGCGATCGAAGCACTGAGGACGCGATGAGCGAGCGACCGACGTGTGACACCCCGGGATGCGGAGCAACTATTCCGGTTGGTGGAGAGGGGCACCCCGAGATCTGCCCTCGATGCCTGGACAGCATGAAGGAGAGCGACGCCCTCAAGGCGTCGACAATGGTCGGTTGCAAGAACGGATGCGGCGCTCAGGTGTTCGGCGGCATCTGCTCCGCCTGCGACATCAAGCTGCTCGCCGCGATCGGGCAGGCGGCGGTCGACTACGCGGACGACGTCGATTGCCTGTTCTGCGACCTAATGAGCGAGAGCAATCATTCCGAGGGTTGCCCCGTTGGCCACTACCTTGGGTTGACGGCGGTGTCGTCGTGACCGGCGGCTGGCACCCGGTCTCTCTCGTCGAAGTGCTCCGCGAGATCCGGCTCGCGATTCGTCGCAGCGCGCGGCGGCTCTTCGGGCCTGGCAAGAAGCGTCGGAAAGGGGGCCGCTGATGTGCCCCGGGACCTGCGCAGACTTCCTCTGCAACGATTGCCGGAAGGCCGCGCGCGACGACAAGCAGGGCGCGGCGAACTACGCGACGCTCTGCGATGCGGTCTGCGCCACGAGCATGGGCGTGCACGACGCGTGCGCTCAGGCGCGGGGGACGCGGGCGCAGCTCGCCAAGGCCGAGGGCGACGCCGAGGCGCATCGGCTTCGTTGCGTCTCGCTCGGCGAGCAGCTCGAGAAAGTAAAGCGCGACGAGCTCGAGAGCGACCGGCGATTGCGCGAGGCGCTCGACGAGATCGAGGCGCTGCGGGCGCTGGTGGACGCGGCGGTAAAGTTTGAATTCGGCGAGGGGGAGACCAGGGTGGCGGTCATTCGGATCGCCGGCCCAGCATCGGCGTGGTGGGTCTGTCCACGCGACAAGGATACGGAGAGGGCGGACACGCGTGACGAGGCCGTTGCCCGCGCCCGCGTCCTCGCGAAGGGGGCGACGTGAGCACCAAGACAGAGAGCGGTCCCCAGATGACTGACCTTCGCCAGCGCGTGGCGACGCTTGAAGCCGCCCTGCGCGAAGCGTCGATCATGCCCATGCATTGGAGCTCGCGCGGCAAACAGAAGAAGTTCCGCGAGATCCTCGGCGACGTCGTCGAAGGCAAGGTGAAGACGTGAGCGCCGACGACGAGAAGAAGCACGCGGAGCTTTCCGAACTGCTCGGGCTCCTGAAGACGCACCGAGACGCGCTCGCCGAAGCGTCGGGATGGAACAGCGCTCACGTCGACGAGGTGCTCATCGCCGCGCGGAAGGCGCGCGATAAGCTCGCGACGAAACCGGCCGAGGCCGACCACTGATCCCCCACCGACTCCGCCACTTGCTTACTGCAACAATTGGATGCGCGCGCGCATGCTCGCGGCCCGCATAGTCTCGGTGTAGAGGTCGGCTCGACGCGTGCAGCGTTCAGGACGACGGAGGGGCTGCATGCGACGATGGCTGGCGCTTGGGTTCGTGGCGATGACGGGGTGCTCGACGACGAACGTCACGAACGTCACCGTGGTGGGCGGCGACGCGGGCGCGGATAGCGCGCCGCCGGCGACGACCAACGATGCCGCGATCGCCGACGGCGCGACGGCGGGCGATGCGGGTGCGGATGACGCGAGCTTCCCGGACGACGCGACGGCCGTCGACGCCGGTCCCGCGAACGCTACGGTTTCAGGCACCTTCCAAGGGGCGACGTTCGCAGCCGCGGGCGGCGTCGCCGAGCTCACCTACGTCGCGACGGGACCGCACTATCAGGACGTGAACCTCGTTATCGCCGACACGCTCCCGACGTGCCCGATGCTCGGCTCGTACCTTCCGAACGGCGGGCGGAGTATCGAGATCACGATGCTCGTTCCCGGCGTCGATGGAGGCGCGCCGCAAGTCGCGCCCGGGACATTCTTGGTCGGCGGGACGAGCGGCACGGCGCAGATCAGTCTCAGAGAGGCGGTCGTCGGGTGCAAACCGGAAGCGCAGCAAACCGCCGATGGGACGAACGGCAGCAGCGGATCCGTCACGTTCACCGCGGCCGACGAGGTCCACGTCGCGGGCTCGTTCACCGTGACCTGGCCGAACGCGGCCGGCGCGATGTCGGGCACGTTCGACGTGCCGGTGTGCGCGGCGGACGCGATCGCCGATGCGGGTGCGGATGGCGGGGCGTGCAATTAGCGAAGGAGGGGCTCGACGATGGCTAATTATGGGGGACCTCCGCAAGGCTACGGCCCGCCGCCGGGATACGGCGCTCCGCAACAGCCGCAGGCCTATGGGTACGGCCCGCCGCAGGGCTACCCGATGCAGCCGCCGATCTGGCAATGCCGCGCGTGCGGGTTTCAGGGGCAAGCGATGGTGCGCGAGAAGGTGTCGGTCGCGGGCTGGGTCGTCTTCGGCCTGCTCCTGCTCGTCTGCCTGCCCCTCTGCTTTCTCGGCCTCTTCATGAAGGACAAGACGGCGGTCTGCCCGCGCTGCGGCGTGAACGCATAGCCGGTGGTAAGGTCGACCAAGTGAAAGCGACCCCCGATGTACCGCCGGTGCTGCGTGCGTTGGTGACCGAGCTTCTCGCCGAGTCCGAAGAGGCGAAGCGTGTCCCCGAGGCTCCCCACGCGGCCGGCGACTGGAGCCTTGACGTCGAGATGCAATGGCGCGCCGAGCGACTGCGAGGTATCGCGGGGCGCCTCAATGAGATCGCCGGCACGCTCGAGGACGGGTGGAAAGTGAAAGCGGTGGAAGCGCTACCCAAGCCCACCGTGCCTGAAGTGCTTCCTCTCGTCCGCGATCTCTATGCGCGGCCGAACGGCGGCGCCGGCTGCTGTCTCCATATCGTGATCGACGACGGCAACGTGGATGACGACAGCGTGGCGCACTGCCTTTCGCTCGCGCGCCTCGACGGGCATGCGGACTGCGAGCGCCTCGCGAAGCTACTCGCGCTCATGTCGAAGACGCAGCGGCAGAAGCTGTATTCTATTCGAACCACCTGACCGGATGCGCGCGCAATAGCTCGCCCGCGAGCTTCGTCCGGTGGCGGCTCGCCTCGCCGCCGCGTCCGCACGATCCGCTCGCGTACTCCGCGAGCCTAAATTCCTTCGGCCGCACGCGACACGTTCGCAGCGACGAGCGCAACATCGCGATCGCGGCGCGCGCGGCGACGTCGGGATCGAAGAGATCGTCGATCGCGACGTCAAGCCGGCGAACGTTCGATACGCCGACCTGGAAGAGCCCGAGCGAGCGACCGTGGTCGCCGACGGCGCGTGGATCGAAACGCGACTCGAACCACGCGATCGCGACGAGCTGCGCCGCCGTCCGCTCGGGGCCATCCTCGCCCGCATAGAGCGGCGCCTCGTGGCTCGCGCGATCGATCGCGGCGGCGGTCTGCGGGAACGTGTCGGCGTACGGGGCGCGCGGCACGAGGGCGAGCATCATCATCAAGATCCAATGCGTCATACAAAATGGCGAAACGCCCGCCGGCCGGTGAAGGCAGGCGGGCGTTCGGTGCGAACTTTCTAAATTGCGAAAGTCGTCGCGCCCCCGAATCGAGACCGGGGCGGGCGCGAGTGGCTGCTGACACGCCATAAGGCCCCGATCTCGAGGCGGAGGCGCGAGGTCGTCGCTACGTCCAGAACTCCATAGGAGGAGGCGTGGGTGAGCCTTTGTGAAAGACCGGTTCGCCGTCGTCGCCGATATGGCCGAAGGTCTGCCAGCCGTAGAACCCCGTCCCTTGCGGGTACTGGCACCGAATGTCGCCGTCGGGCCGATCAAACGAGAGCCCGAAGATCTTGCGAGCGAGCACGTTGAACTCGGCGAGCTCGGCGTCCGACGATGCGCGCAGGTGCCGGAAGTAGAACTTTTGGTGGTCGCCGATGTACGCCTTGTAACCGGTCTTATCGGTGCCCGAGAACTGGCTGCCCGGCGTCTTTAGAAGGCGGATCGCCTCCGGCACGCTCAGGCTGCCGCAGTACGAGCAGCCGCCGTCGGAATGCCATCCGAGCGCACCAAGACCCGGGTACATCGGCTCGCCGGCGTGAACGCGAGGATCGACCTCACCGGTGACCTTGATGCGCAGCTTTGAGTAGCCGACCCCGGCTTCGCAGCACGACTTCGGGACCTGCCCGTCGACCAGGCTGAAGCGCTCGGGCTTGGGAGGAGACGAGCCGTCGGGATTCCTCACATACGAGCGTTCCCATTCGCAGCCACACGTCTTGCACACGAATACGAGGTCCTTCATGAATTCATGACTGCTCCTCCGGGTCGCGCGAACTCGGCGGCGGCCCCACGAAGACGGGAGCGTCGTCGCCCCCATCGGTGACATCGATCGGCGCGGCCGGCTGCGCGGCGTGGATGCTCGCGACGTAGCCGGTCCACGTGTCACCCATCGCGGCGCACGATCGCGCGATCGCCTCGGTGAGCTGGTGCACCCGGATCTCGCCGGTCCGGTGCGGATCGAAGCTGAGGTTGCCGGCGTACCAGCCGATCACGTCCTCACGCTTGAACGTGTACGGCGAGTCGGTGCGCCCGTCCTGCGAGCAAAGGAGCGCATCGGGGTTGCCGGCGAGATCGAGCAGCGCCGGAAGATACGTGCAGACGTAGGCCGCCGCGGCGTTGACGAGCTTGCCCTTGTGCGGCGCGAAGTAGCGTTCCCAATAGGGGAGCTGCATCTCGGCCGAGAGCGCGGCGAAGCCTTCGAGGTTCGCCGCGATCCATCGGACCCCCGGGGCAGCGACGGCGGTGAGCTGCCAAAGCCCGGCCGCGACGACGACGATGACGCCGTCCTTTCGCTTGTATCGATTCCTCGCAGCCGGGTCGCAGCGACTCTCGTTCGCCGCGACGGAGAGAAGATCGACGGGATCGACGTCGATGCGTCCGCACATCGCGACGTAGGGGCGGAAGAAGGGCGTCGGCAGCATGGTCACGATCCCTTCGGGGCATTGCGCGTGCGCCAGTCGACGGCGTCACGAATGGAGACGAGGCGCCGGTCGCCGCAGAGAATGCATCCTGCGCAGGCCGGGCAACGTGCCATCGTGTCGGCGACTGGCCCTTCATGGGCCTCGTGCGCGCGCGCGATGTCGTCGTCAGAGAGCACCGGATCGCTCGGAAGCCGAACGGCGACTCGCTCGACGCGCTCGCGGCCGAGGAGATAGTCGTTGACGCGTTCGTTGAGCTCGGCGGACGCGTTTGCGATCTCGAGGAGCTCGTCCCCCTCGGGCACGTCGCGCTCGGCGTCCTCGAGAACGAGAAGCAGATTGCGAACATCGTGAACGAGCTTCGCCCCCGTCGCATCCGACGTCGCGCGCGTGCCCAGCTTCACCTCGGCATGTCGCATCGTCACGAGCATCGAGGCGACCGTCTTGTGCTTCGGCACGGTCACTCCATCGGGGGCGGGGGCGAGCTCGAGAGGATGGCGCGTTGCACTTCCTCGGCGGCCCACTCTTCGAACGCGTCGTCGCTGCGCGTCGCTTCCTGCGCGCGCTCGAGCACGGCGCGATCGATCACGAGGGTTTCGGTGCTGTCGTAGCGGCGAGGCGCGCTCACGGTGCGGCCTCGCGCGCGCCGGCGTCGGCGATCGGGCCGCCCACGCTGAGCGGCGGGCATTCGGTCGACCCATAGCCCGGCTCCCACTCTTCGGGGTGAGGCACCGGTAGCGGCGTCACGTGGCAGGCGACGAGCGCGAGCAGCACGAAGGCGACGCGGGCCCTCACGGCGAGCTCCTTGGCCCGCGGCAGCCGTTCTTCCAAGCGGGCGCGCACGCGCGGATCCCCTCGGGACTCTTCTGCGTAGCCACGCACGACGGCGCATAATTGGCGAGCCGCGCGGCCTGCGCGGTCCGCATCGTGTCGGCGCAGTTCGGCGCGTCGCCTTCGGGGCAACCGACAGCCCGGAGATTGAGGCAGGCGATCGCAAACGCATCGTCGGGGGCCGCGTCGAGCCAATAAGGCGATGCGTCGGTTGGCCAAAGCGAGGCATCGCTCGCATCGATCGGTGTGATCGGCGCGGGCGCTGGGGTGCAGGCGATGAAGAGGACGAACAGCAGAGCGAGGAGGAACTTCACAGCGTCACCTCACGAACGACGGGCGCCCACTTCAGGGCCGTTGCATCCCAGATCCCGCCCGTGGCGACGAAGCTCGTGTCGATCCACGCGTAGCCCGAGTCGGCGAATCCGTCGCCCCACGAACCGGTCACCTTGAACTGACCGGGCCGGTAGCCCGAGATGCGCTGCGCGTGCCCGCCTCGCATCTTCCCCGTCGGCCCGGTGTAAACCTGTCCCGGACGGAGGTTGATGTACCCGTCGTCGACGTCCATCCCAAAAGGGACGTGAATGTCGCCGGCAACGCATTGTTTGATCGCAAGCACGAGGTCGTTGCCCGCCTGGGTAAGCCAGGAGAAACCGGTGACCTTCGCAATCGCGCAGCGCTCCATCTCGAGCAGCCCGAGGCGATCGTTCAGATGCGGCGCCTCGTCAGTGTATGGGTAGTCGGCTTCGGCCATCACGCCGAAGTCGGCGAGCGCCTCGACGCCGATCGCCGGATCGGTCCCCGAGTCCGTGAGCTCGACGTCGGGGTCGGCCACCATGAGCGAGCGCGCGAGCGCGTAGGCCGCAAGGGCGCTGATGGGGACGATGACGTCACCCTCACGCGCGTGTGCGCGCTGGAAGGCTTCGGCGGCCTTGCCATAGCCGAAGGACCAGCATGAGCCCGCGATTCCCTGGTCGTAGATCGTGTCGGGGAGCTCGTAGGTGTCGGGGATTGCCGTCACCGCTCCGAGCGCTAGGTGGTGCACGGACCCGCGCGGGACACGCGTCGCGCGCGAGTGGAGATACTTTCGATTCATCGGCCGCCGTCCACGTTCAACGGGACCACGCCGGCGCGCTGAAGGCCCTCGACGACGCCCGCACGGTGGGCGGCTGCGAGGCGTGCACGCTCTGGCTCCGCGACCGCGTCGACAATCTTGATGATGTCGGAGACGTCGCCTTCGATGCCGCAGATCGTCGCGATCGTCTGACTTGGGAACGCCGCATTCGCGATGATGCAGAGCTTATCGGCGTCGCTCACGGCGCTTTTGACACCGTTCGGAAAGAGCAGCTTGCATCCGCCGACGAGCGGCAACGACGCGCTGCCCAGCACGCCAAGCACGCTGACGATTAGGAGCGCGCGTACGCGGACGAAGCCACGCCTATCGCTGACGTCGCTGACCTTGGGAACAGGCGTTCCGTCGTCGGGCACGTGCGGCGCACCGTGCGCGAGGAAAGCCGTGATCACACTCGCCGTCGCCGTGCCGAGCGCGGTCAGCCACGGCACGCCGCTCACGATCGCCATCAGGCAGGTTTGCGTCGCACCCAAGGCGAGCGCGACACTCGCGCGCATGCCCGTCGATAGCGTGAACGGCAGCGACGTATTGTCGGGTCGAAGCGATGAGACGACGGCGCCGATGACGACGGCCGCGAACGTGAACCAAACAGCCACTTTCGGATCCATGGACGTATCCCTTCACCGCGTGCGAGACGCGGCGCAGTCGCGCGAACGAGCGCGCGTGTTTCAGTGATGCGATCGATAAATCTCGAGCGTGAGGACGATGATCGTAATGACGATGGACACGAAGCGTTTGTATTCGCGCCACCGCTTGTCGCTGGCGCGCTTCTCCGCTTCCTTCACGACCCGTTTTTCGCGTTCGGACTCGGACCGCTTCGCGATGGCGAGTTGCTCCTCGTTCATCGGAATGAGACTGTCGAACCGATCCTTCACGGCCTTTTCGACCGCCTTCACGACGGCTTGATCGACGGCCTCCTCCACGATCTCGACGAGCGAGGCGTGCTTCGGGCGATGCGGTGAGCCGCTCGGCGGCGGTAGATCGCTATCGTTCATGGGTCGACCGGTGCCCCCTCGGCCTCGCGAATGACGGTTGCGACGTCTTCCTCGGTGAGGTGGTCGACCGCTTTGAGCCATTCGATCGCCGCATCGCGTCCGCGATGAGCGACGAGATCCCGAAACAGGCTGACGTACTGGGGTATGTGGCTCACGAGCCGCGAGCTATCGGTTCTGTTCATGGTCCTGCCCCTGCCTCGCTCTCACGGAATGTTAGATCCCGTACTTCGTGTGGATATAGGCATTCACGACGGCGCGATCGCCCGTCGACAGCTTCGAGGGCCACGCGAAGAGGAATGCGATCATCCCGATGTAATCGGAGATGACGCCTTTGCCGACGCGATGCGTGCCGTAACCGACCGTGTTGCTGGCCTGCGTATAGATCTGTGTGCCGTTGAACGAGGCCGTCCACTCCGAGGCCGTCGCGATCGAGTTGTAGCTCCAAGGCAGAGCCCATTTGCCGGACGCCGGTGCAAAACCCGTCGTCTGTCGCGTCGTTGAACCGCTGCCGTCGTACAGCTGACGATTCGATGCGAGCGGGAACAAGTTCGCCTGCGTGTCGTCGGTGAAGCAGAACGGCGATACTTGCGTGGTGTCGTCCGCGTTTTGGCAGACGGCGAACAGGTCGAGGCCCGTCAGCGTGGGGAACGATGCGAAGGTGAGGGTGTCGCCGCCACCGACGAATCGCACGGACTTCTGGCCATTGATGCCTGAGCTAACAAGCGCAGGTAGGAAGCTTGGAGGGCTGAGCGTGCGTCCATTGCCGCTCTGGTCGGCCCACGCCGTGATGTTCGACCCCGATAGCGTCATACCGACGTCGCCGCTGAATCCGAACGCGAAGCCCGCGGGCAGGTAAGCGAATGCGTTCGCCTTGGTACCGGTGCCGCCCGGAGTCGTGACGGAGAGCGTGTTGTTTGCGCTGGCTGCCACCGCAGCCGTGGTGCCCGTGATCGTCGTCGAGTTGACGACGGTGAACGATGTGACGTTGACGCCGCCAATCGATACGACCGTGGCGCCCGTGAGATTGGTGCCGGTAAGCGTGAACGACGTGCCGCCAGATGCTGTTCCGAAGTCGGGTAGTATCGACGTGACAGTGGGAACCGACGTTGCTCCAGAAACGGTGGATGTGCACGTTCCGACGATGTGACCATTCAGATCGGTCACGGTGATCGTGTCGACCCCGTTTCCGGGCCCCGCGGTGATGATTCCAGAACTGGAGACGCTGCCGCCACTGTTGTTCGTCGTGACTGCGTATGTGTAATCGCCGGCGCCCATTACCGTGAGCTGCTGCGTGGTGTTGATCGTGAGCGAGACGGTGGTGGGGGTGACCGTGCCCGGCATTGCCTGAGGCGTCACGATCATCCACTCCGACAACTGCAAGGCGGCGACATTGAGCACGATGCCCGTGGTCGTCCGCGCTGCTACGAGGCACATGTTGCCCGGTGTCGCCTCGTAAAGTCCGCCGTAGTAGAAACCGCCGAAAACCGGCTCGAATTCGAGAATCGACGAGCTCCACGCCGTGTTCCACGCGGAACCCGGATCCTGATAGAAGATCCCACCCTTCACGGATGATCCGATGCGACGGATCAGAACAACGCGACGCCCAGATGCGAGTTTTCGCACCTGTTGGCCCGAGGAGTGTCCCGGCAGATTGACGGTCACCGGTGCGGCCCAAGTCACGCCGTGATCGGTCGAGTGCGACGCGAGCATCGGAAGTGAACCGGACGTGTCGTCACGAATGAGCGTGCGTAGCTCGGAGCCCTCGAAGTCAAAACCGGGCTCGACGTACTTTTTCGAGTCGGTCATCCCGTTCGCGATGCGATTGCGTGTCCACGTCGCGCCCGCGTTCGTGGTGATGTAATCCCATACCGAATAGAAGGTGTCGCTCGACCCCTCTTTCGTCCACACCGCCATATGCAAGGTGCCTGGCGTCGTGGGGTCCTCAACCGGCGCGCATTGCGTCGCAGACCACGTCGGCGTGCCTGTCGTGATCGCGTTCCAGGTCCCGGGCCAGATGGGGGATCCGTCAACGTTGAACGTCGTCGCTCTGCGCCACACGACGTTCACGAACGCCAGCGAGACGTCGTAGGTCATCGTGACCTGAATCAAGCTGCCATCGGCGAGCGGCTCGCTCGTCTTGAGGTCGCTGTAGAGCGTCGTCGCGCTCGTATTGATGACGGTTGGACCCGACCACGTCAGCCCTCCATCCGAGGACAAGAACGCGTCGCTATGGTCGCTATGCTGCGGCCCGATCGACTCCGATGTATTGGTTACGGTCGCATAGAGCTTTCCGCCCGGAAGCTTTGAGACCCAGGGGAACCCTGCCGACTGAGTGGGGTCGGCATAGAGCGGGTCGCCTTCGAGGAGAACGCTGGGCTTCGTCCCGAAGCGTGCGGACAGCCTCGTATTGAGCGCCGCGACGTCGGAGTCGGAGAGATAGCTGTCGTAAAGTTCGACCGCCTTGTAGTCGCCGGCGGCGCCACCAATCTGAAGTTTGCCCGTGGTACCGGCCGCATACGAACGCGCGGGTGAGATGGTCCAGCCGCCGACCTTGGCCGACTGGCCGTCGACCATTACGTCGCAATGCGTATCCGAAAGACGAACGACGATCGTCTGATTCTTGAACGGGATAAAGACCCCGCTCATGATCGCGCCCGCGATGCTGAGCGAGTCGAACACCCACGAAGAGCCGTCCCATTGGCGAACGCTGATCGATCGGCCGTAGAAGATATTGTTCCCCTCGTCGCCGATCTGGACCTGGATGCCGGCCTTCGTGCCGCCCTCGGTGGTGTCGAGCAACGTGACGAGCGTGCTGGTCGTGATCGACCGATAGCGCCAGACGAACGCCATCGTGCACGGGCCGCTATTCAGGAACGCGGCGGCTCCGCCCGGCGTGAGTAGCTTGTTCGCGGTCGTCGTACGAATGACGTTGCCGCCATCGACCGAATCGGTGACCACGCGCGGCGTTCCCGCAATGCTGGTGGCCACACTCCATACCGTGATGAGCTCGCCCGTCGCGGTGATCGATGCGGGCACATCCCCGTAGAAGCTAAGTGCCGGCGTGGGTCCGCCGCCGCCCGAAGGAGTGACTGCGATGACGAGAGGCAAAAGCGCGACGCGGAAGTTGAGTGTGCGGCCGCCGACCGATCCTGAGCCCCGCGCAATCAGATCGTTTCCGCTCACTGCGAGCGACGCGGATGCGCCCGTGAGCGTGCCCGCGGCGGTTCCACCGGCGTCGCCCACGTCCGTGACCGGAGCTCCGCCGCCCGTGCGTGCGAGCGTGATCGTGCGCGTCTGACGCCACGTCTTCGTGGGCTGCGCCGGATCGCCCGCGACGAACGACGCCGAGACATCGATCACCGAGTCGTCGGGGACGGGATAGGTAAGAAGCGTGGAGGTCTGCGCGCCCGTGGTCGTGCCGGTGCCCGTAAGCGTGTCGCTCGATCCCCCGCCGGCGCCCGGAGCGGCTGCGACGATGACGAGCGCGCCCGAGGCGACGGTGTCTCCAGGTTGAGCGCTGCCCGTCGGGATCGACTTCAGCGAGAGCTGCACCTGCGTGCTGCTGAGGATGTTGTAGACGATATAGAAGCCGCCGCCGTTGACGGCATAAGGCAAGAGCGCCGCCATCGTCGCGGTGCTGACAACATGGACGGTGATCAGCGCGTCGATCGCGGGCTGCACGAAGCTCGCGGTTGTCGACGTATACGCGGTGAGCCCGGGGCCACCGGGATCGCCGGTGTCGCCCTTCGGGCCCGTGGGACCCGGCGGCCCTTGAACCTGCTCGGTGACGAGCACGATCGAATCAGAATCGCTCATCGGGTCACCGGGAGGTCGATGGTTACGGGGCCCGCGAGGACGGGGAATGAGGTCCCATCGGGTGTGCCCGACGGGTCGAGCCAGCAGTCCCAAACGCCGGAGAAGAGGGTCCGCTGCGGTTGGGCGCGCGCGTCGCCGGTATAGAGCGCGCGGAGCGAGAGGCTTTGTGCGGCAGTGATCACGACGAGGATCGATCCGTCGCTCGCGCCGAGCGTGATGCCGTTGCCCGCAGTCAGCGAGAGGAGCGGCGACGGATCCGTCTTCTTCTGGCGGATCATCGCGCGCGCGCCGTAGCCCGCGAACGCGAACGGCTGGAGATCGCCGCCGCTGACGACGAAGCGGAGCGAGGACGCAGCTCCGGGTCGCAGAACCAAGAGGCGTTCCGCAGGTAGCTTGATGAGGGCCGGCATTACGGCCGGATCACGATCACGTGCAGACTCGGCACGAGGAGACTGACCGCCGAGCCGTCTCCGCTCGACCCCTGCAACTTGACCGTATGCGTTCCGTTCTCGACGACGACGAAGGACGCGAGCGCGCCGCCGGGAATCGATCCGACGGAGGCGGTGTTATTGGCCCACCCTGCTTGGCCCAGGACGACGGTGCCGAGGGTCGGCTGCACGATCACGGTCTGCGAGTTGACGGTCTTTCCGGTGTTCGCGAAGAGCGTCGTGGAGTGCCCGACCTTCACGACATCGCCGGTCTTCAAGCCGGTGAGCGTGACGAAGCACGCCGTCACGTCGACGAACACCGCCGAGCTCGTCGGGAAGTCGGGGGTCATCACGTCGCCGAACGCGACGATCGCGTTGCGCACGGAGGCCGCCGGGACACGCCCCGCGCTATCGCACTGGGCGATCCCGTTCGGAGCCCCGACGGTCCCGAGCCCGAAGGCGATCAGGATCCATCGGCCGGCACCGCCGCCGACGAAGGTCGGAGTGCGGACCGTCGGCGCAAGGGGCGTCGCGGTGCTCGCGGCGACGAACTGATATTTACCGACACCATCGACGATGCACGTCTCGCCGTCGACAGCGTCGGGCGCGGCGATCGCGAGAAGCGCGCCGTCGCTTGCCACGTGCCTCTCGAAGCGCACACCATCGGTCGATGGCGCGATGAGATCGATCCGGTTCTTGTTTTGGCGCGTGCGATTCGACAGCCCTTGGAAGGGCGTGCGCACGGACACGTAGCCGCGTGCGTCGGTCGCGTTGGGGACTGCGATCGCCGGAAAGACGGTCGCGTCGTCCGTGAGTGTATCGGGCATGGGTCGATTCCCTCAGCCGGTCAGGGCCGGATCATCATGGCGTCGAGCGAGAGGACGCCGTTCGCGGTCTGCGTCGCGGCGCCGGAGAGCGAGAGGTAGCGAGCCTTTACGGTCTGCGTTCCCGAATGCGTGACGACGTAACGTCCGAGGAGCGTCTGCGTCGCGGTCTCGTTCACGGGGATGGAGACTTCTTGGACGATGTTGGTGCCCGCGCTGTCCGTCACGGTGAGCGCGAGCTTGCCGCCCGCACTCGAGGGAGCGAGGAACGGCACCGAGGCGCGCACCATGAGTACGTCGCCGACGGCCGCACTCGAGAGGACGACTTGCGCCGGCCCCGCGCCGATATCGACGTAGGTCGTCGACGTCGTCGTTCCGTAGGCGGACCCCACGGTGCCGAACACCGCGCCCGCCGTTGCGATGATGCCGTTGACGACCTTCGCCGCATCGACGCGCGCCGAGCCGTTGAGCCTCGGAACGCCGTTCGCGATGTCGAGCGCTCCGAACGCCGAGAGCTCCCAACCGCCAGTCCCGTCGGTCGCCGCGATCTGAAAGGGCGGATCGTTCGTGTCAGTCGCGGCGAAGTATTGATAGAGACCGACATTGTCGACGTAGCAGAAGCCGCCCTCGATCTTGGCCGCCCCCGTGAGTGCTTCGAGCGCGGCGATCGTTGCCACATGGCGCAGGACGCTCACGCCGCCGGGAGAGGCACCCGAGCCCGGAGCCACCGCATCAAGGCGCGCCTTGTTCCCCGCCGTGCGATCCGCGAGCTTCTGCGCCGTAGTCTGAATGTCCGCGACGTTGATGAGGTCACTCGCGGACGGCGCCGTGACGGCCGCGAACGAAGTCGGGTCGTCGGTAATTGTTACGGGCATCGCTCAAACCTCCAAGTAAACGGCGGTGCCGAGCAGCGACGACCACGTCACCGCCCCGTGACTGGCCCACGTGCCGCCGAGCGTTCCCCAGAGCTCGTCGCTGAGGAGCAAGATCACGTTCGCGCACTGCGTATGCGGCGGCTTCAGCTTGCGAACGAGCGCGCGCAAACGTTGCCAGTCGCCGAGCGGGATCTCCTCGGCCCAGTTGCCGGGATCACCCCACGTGCCGTCGGCGTTGCCCCAAAGCCCGGCCGCGAGCGGGCTACATGTCCACGGGAACGTGGGACGAATGATGACCCAAAACTTCCACCAGGCCGCAGGCCAGCCCTCGGCCCACTGGAAGCTCTCCCAAAGCTCGACGTTCGGAATGCCGGCGCGCTTGAGTGAGGCGACGATGCCCGTCGGTGTGCCCGACGCGAGCCACTGTTCCCACGCGTAATTGAGCTGCGCGATGAAGGTCGCATCGTCCTTCGCGAACGCGCGATCGATCTGAAAGTTCGACCCGATGTAGTCGAGCGCATCGCTCGGCGCCGAGGCGGGGAAGCGTGCCAGCGTGGCCGCCTTCGCGCGCGCGACGTAGTCGTCTTTCGTCTGCCCGAGCGAGACATTCCAGGCGACGGCGCCGTCATCGCGGAGCCAGGGCGGCGCGTTCTCGACTTGATACTCCTCGTACGTCGGGCTCATCGGCTCGCCGTGAGGAGGAAGTTCGGCGTGAAGACCTGCGTGCCGAGCAGCGTGAGGTCGGAGGTGGGGCCCGTGAGCGCGAGGTTCGTGACGCCGGGGGTGTCGACGATCGCGGCGATCAGCTTGTCCAGGATCATCGTCCCCGCGATCGCCGTCGATCGCGCGTAGGCGAGGACGTTCGCTTGGACAGCGGCGAGCGTCGCCGTTAGGTCATACGCGCCGTCGACGATGACGTTGCCCGCGATGTTCGTGTTCGTGCCGGTCGCATTGGTGGCGACGACCTTCACGCAGAGCACGCGCTTCACTTGAAGGAGCGCGTTCACGGCATTGTAGCCGTCGGTCGTGAGCGGCCCCGAGGGGCCTGCGACGACGACGGTGACGGTGCCCGTGTCGGGGTCCTCGAGTAGCCGCGTGCGCGTGACCTCCGAAGACGCGAACGTCGCCCAATAGAGATAGGCGCTCGAGGTCGAGCCGCTCCCGAGCGTGCCCCACTTGTTTTTGCAGCGCGCCACGTAGAGCGCGTTCGACTCGACGTCGGTGCCCTGCTGCGTGATCCAGGACGTCGTACCCGAGATCGCCGGGTTGCTGACCGTGACTCCGGGCAGCGACGACTGGAGAACCGTGAGTGCGCCGTTCGAGAGGTTGTAGGCCGCGCCCGGCGAGCTCGCCTGAAGGGTGAGCGGAAGGCTCCCGCTCAAGGGCAGTGTGCCGCCTCCGAGGTTCTGGAAGAGAAACCGACGCGTAGGGTCTGAGATGAAGAGCTGCCCGGGCTGAATCGTCGTCGGGCCGTTCGCGCCTGCGTCGACGAGGGTCACCTGCCCGCGCGTGGTCGTCGCCGGCTTGCGCGTCTCCTGAAAGACGCCTTGGCAGAGCAGGTCGAGCCAACCGGGCCCGCCTTCGGGCGTCACGAGCGCGGCGAGATCGAGGAAGCCGCCCGCCGCAATGCGCGCGATGGTCGCGTCGAGATCGGCGAGGTAGCTCGACTCGCCCTGAAGGAGCGCCGTCGGAAGGCTGAAGGGTGCCCACGACGTCTCTTGGATGCCGTTCGCCTGGAGCTTCGAGAGCATAAACGCGAGCGCGTCCGCCTCGGTCTTCGTGGCGAGGAGATCGGAGAGAAGCGTCATGCGGCCTCTTGGAAGTCGAGAAGCGAGACCGTGACCTTGTCGACCCCGAGGACGAGCGCGAAGGGCCCATCGGCCGTCGTGACCGTGATCGTGATGACCGCGGAGAGAAAGTCGACGGCGGGCGTGATCGTCACGTCGGCCGAGCGGACGCGCTCATCCTTCTCGCACTCGCCGACGATCTGGCTCCGCCACTTGTAGAGCATCGACGCCGTGAACTTCGCGCTCAGCATGCCGCGGAGATCGAGCCCGTCGTTCGGAGCCCACGGAAGTGATCCGCGCGGCGTCATCAAGCGGCGCGCGAGCTGCTCGCCGACGACGCGCTGCCCGCTCGTGAGCGAGAACGTCACATCGAGCACAGGGAACGTGCTGACGTCGGTGCCGAAGTCGACCATCAGGCGGCCGTCTGAAAGAACTTCGAGATCGCGGCCATCGATTCAGGCGTCGACGCCGCAAGGATGACGGCAGTGCAGCCGTCGGTCGGTGCGGCACCTCCGGGCAAGCCGCCCGCGACGCCGTTCGCGAGCTCCGTTCCCATGCGGTTCACCGTCCCGTTGAAGACATAAAGATCGATACCAATCGCGCCGAGCACCGCGGCAAACTCGGCGCCGAAGCTGACCGACGCGCCAAGCGCCCCGATGTCGGCTTGCAGCTTTGCGAGCGCGGAGGCGATCGCCAAAACCTGGAAGTCGATGCCGGGCAGGCCGAGCGCGATCGCGGCCTCGAGGTTGACGAGGAGCGCCTGCACGGTCGTCAGCGATCCCGCGAGCGACGGCGGCGTCAGTGCCATCGCCGCCTGCATCTCGATGAGGCCCGCGATCTGCGCGGTGAGCTGCGGGAGCACGGCGCCGATGGAGGCGTTGAGCGCGGCGTTCGCGGCGAGGGCGAGCGGCACGCACGCGCCGAGCGACAGCGTGCCGACATGCACGAGGCTCAAAGGGTCACCTTCGGATTGCCTGAGGTGATCAAACCGGGCGCGGGGCTCGTGATCGTGAGGACGCCGACCGCAGGCAAACCGCCGACCGTTCCCGAGAACGGAATGAGGGGCGGGAAGAACACGGTGACGGATCCGCCCATGTATGCGGCGGGCCGGTTGCCGTCGAAGAGAGCGAGCGACTCGATCGTCGCGTCGTCGATGATCTGCGCGAACGGCTTCTTCGGATCCTGGTTCGCGAAACCGACGAGCGCGAGCCCGCCCTTCTTGATCTTCGCTTTGACGCCCGGCACGCCATACCGAATGGCGACGCGGCTGAGGGGCGCGAGCTTCTTGACGAGCGGCTTCAACTCGAGCGAGCCGTCCTCGTTTTGCATGACGACCTCGGCCTCGTAGAACGCCGAGTAGTCGACGCGGCGTTCGAGCGCGTCGAGGACGCCCGCGAACGACTTCTTCAGGCGATCGAGGTTAATCATCGAAGGTCACGTCGGTGCGCGTGTTCGCTTGCCCGAGGCGATGCACGACGCGGCCGACCTTGCCCCCCTCGAACATCGTGCCCGGGAGAAGCGTCGGTGCGTCGGCGCCGATCAGCATGATCGCGTCCTCGATGTTGCGATCGAGGATCGTGTAGTCGCTGGGCGCCGCGTCGGGCCACGTCTCGGCGCCAAGCCAGATGGATCCGTCGGGGAGGACGCGCCACACGGCGCCGAGCTCGGCGGCGATCGACGTCAGCGCCGCGCCGGCGGACGACTCGAGCCGCACCCATGAATCGAGGTGCGTTCCGAGGAGCGCGGGATCGATCGTATCGGAGAGGCGCTCGCCTGCCCCGCTCACGATGTCGAGCAGGATCGCGCGGGCTGTCGTCTTCGTGAACGCGCCCGCGTCGAGTCGCGTGCGGAGCTTTGCCGCGCCGCCGACGATCCGCACGTGCGTGTGATCGCGCCACACGGCCGGGGGTCGCCACGGTGCGCCGACGAGAAAGAGCGCGCCGTCGGCGAGCGAGAGCGTGACGGTGCCCGTGAACGGTGTGGCGTCGGCCGAGTCGATGACGAGATCGGCCTGCCACACCATGACCCGCGGAAGCATGACGACGGCCTCGAGGACCGTGTGCCCGTTCGCCGTCGACGTCACGGATCACCCTGCGACGTGGACGGCTTCTTGAGCTTCCCGCCCGACTTGGCAGGCGAGTCAAAGATGGTCGGGTGGTTTGCGACGCCCGCCGTCTCCTTCGCCGCGTGCTTCTTCGGCTGCGCGAAGTACTCGATGCACGTAAACGTCGCGGTCTTCATCTGCGGGCCGGCGTCGCGGAGGAGCGGCGTGCCTTCGATGACGAAGCGGCGCAGGCCATAGAGCTCGAGATGTGGATGCAGGATGTCGATCGGCACCGAGCGGGTCTTCCCCGGCTTCACTTTCGCGACCTTGATCAGGTCCTGAAGGCTGAGGAAGAGGGAACGATTCCAGATCAGGACGGAGATCGAGACGTGCGCGGGCACGTATCCCTGATCGTGCATCGACGCGCCGTCGGTCGCGGGCGTCGGCTTGACGTCCCACTTGACGGTGGGGGTGCCGCTGATCTCGATCTTGGTGTTCTCGAAGGGGACACCCCCCATGTCGATGGCGTTCCACGTGGCCATCTCGCTGGGCGAGCCGCCGAAGAACGGGATCGACGAGGCGGGGAGATTCGCGCCAAGCGTGGCCGGCTTCTTCGGGCCGCGCGTCGCGCCGGAGAGCGTGTCCGGCTCGGTCTTCTGCTCACGCTTGAAGACGGTGTTCGCGAGGGTATTCGGCATCGCTTACCCGCCCGACTCTGCGTTCAGCTGCTCGAGCGCGCGGACTAGCGACGGGAGCGCATGCTGTTGGACCTGCTCGGCGATCTGCTTCGCCATGTCCTCATCGTCGGCGCGGGTCACGTGGATGTGGAGCTCGATGACCGTGCCGCGCCCGCCTGCGCCCGCGTAGCCGCCCGCTTGTGTGAAGCTCGCGAGGCTCGGGCTACGCGGTGGCGCGATCGCGGCGTTGATGCTGCTCGGAACGTCGCTCGCGTCGAGGCCGACGGAGAAGCCGGCGCCGGTCTGCATCCCGAGCTCGGCGAACACCTTTGACGGTGAGGCGATGCCGAGGATCTTTTTTGCCGCCGCGGGGAGAAGCTCCACGAGCGCGTGGAACTTGTCGAGCATCGCGTCCCACCCCGACGTGATGCCCTCCCAGAGACCGCCGACGATGTCGGCGCCGACCTGGACCATCTTCTGAGGCAGCTCCGCAATCTCGGCGTAGAGCTCGATCGTGCCGATTCCCCACGCTGCGAGCAGCTTGAGGTTGAAGAGGAACGCGTCCCAGGCGACCTGATTCTCGGGCGCCTTTACGATTCGATCGACCGAGTCCCAAAGCTGCCCGAGCGGCCCCTTGATCTCGTCCCACGTCTTGCCTACCGACGTGCCGAAGTCGATCGCCCAGTCAACGACCTTCGAAAATCCGTCGGCGATCTTGTTGATCGTCGCGTCGAGGTCGTCGCCGCTGACGCCGAAGAGCTTTGAGACCGCATCGAAGGCTTTATTGATCGCGGCGGTGAACTTCGCGCCTGCGGGCCCCTGAAGCGCGGTGACGATGTTGTGAATGAAGTCGACGAGCGGCTTCGTGTTCACGTTCTCGAAGAGATCGCCCCACGCGTCTTTGAGGTGCTGGACCTGCGCGGTAAGGCTACCCGCCTCGAACTCGAGTCCCTTCGTGCCGAGCTTGTTCCCGCCGTCGAAGTTGGTCTGAATCGACTTGAGGATCGCGTTGAGCGCGTCCTGACTCTTCAGATCGCCGCTGTCGAAGAGTGCCTTCGCCTGCTGGAGCGTGACGCCCTTCGCTTCGGCGAGGGCCGCGTAAATCTTGTCGCTCGAGATGCCGAGCCCGCCGAAGGCGACGAGCTCGCGACTCGAGACCTTGTCGAGGCTCTTGATGCGCTCGAACTGCGCCATCAGCTCCTGCGCCTTCGCGACGTCGCCGCCGTTCGCGGCTTGCGTGTCGGAGATGGCGGCGAGGAGCGGCTTCAGCTCGTCCCGGTTGAAGCCCGCGCCGAGGAGCGAGCGCGCGAACCCGGTGAACGCGTCCTTCTGAAGGCCCGTCGACTTGGCGTAGCCTTCGAGCGTGTCGAGCGTATCGCGCGCGTCGGCGCCGGCGCCGAGCATCGTCTGAAGCCCGATGATCGTGTTGCGCTTGAAGTCGGCGCTCTCGGCCGCGAACTTGAAGCCCGCGAAGACGAGGCCCGCCGCCGCGATCGCGACGACGCCGGCGACCTCGGCGAGCTTGGCTACGACCGAGAGGAGCTCGCCCGCCGCCGCCGTAGCGAACCCGCCGATGGCCTTGAGCGCGTCGAGCGGGATGATCTTGTCGACCTTCGAGAGCATACCGGCGATGCCGCTCGCTCCCTTGTAGAACGCCCCTTCGGCATCCGCGCCGAACGCTTGTCGGATCGCCGCACCGATCTTGACGAGGCCGCCGCCGTTCGTCGCCTTGTCGACCGACTTCAGAGAGTCGTTGACGGACGAGAGCGAGCGCGTCGCGTCCTTCGCCGGCCCGGAGATGCGGTCGACGAGTTGGAAGTACCAGGACATGCCGTCAGCGGCCATAAGCTCACCTCGGCGTGAGGGTCGCGATCACGCGGCCCATGAATTCGGCGATGAAGAGCGCCCCCGCACGTGCCTCCTCGCTGTCTTCGCCGCTGCGAAACGCGATGAGTTGATCGGCCGCCGCGAGTAGATCGCGCCGGCTCACGTCGCGGAGGTCGATTATTTTTTTACGGTGAACGCCGCCGACGCGCCGGCGAACGTCGCCGCCGCACTGCCGAACGTGTCGACGAGGCCTGGCATGCGCTCGACCATCTCTTTCCACGACTCGGCGAACGGGGGGATGACGCAGTCGACGAGGAGTTGCTCGTACGCGGTGATCCCTTTTGCCTTGCCGGCGCGCATCGCGTTGAACGACTTCCATGCGCCGCGGGATGGCCGCTTGATGACGATCTCGCAATCGCGGTACTCGGGATGCCGCAGGTGCTGAAGCTCCCCCTTGCCGTACTTCTCCTCGAGCGGGCCGAGCACGGCTAGATCGTTGCACACGGCGGAACGCTCCGTCGCGCCGACGAGGCGAGGGATGTCGCCGCCGAACGTGTCTGCGAGCGCGGCACGCCGATCGAGCATCGCGTCCCACTCGGGGAGCGTCGGGTAGACGACGCACATCTCCATGAGGCGCTCGACCGACTCGCCGCGCTGCACGAGGTCGGCGAGCTCGCGCTTCCACGCACGGAAGGCGTCGAGGCGCGGCGTCTTTACGACGATCTCGAACTGAGGCTCGTCGGGGTGCACAAGGTGCTCGAGTCGATCGTTGGGGTACTGCGCGCGAAGCTCGTCGAGCGTCTTCGCGGTAATCGGTTCCGGCATTGCGGGTTACTCCACGCGCCCCGCCACCAGGGCGCGCATGGATGGTTTTTAGGGTGTTTTTATTACTGCTCGGTCGGGACCGGGCTCACGCCGTTGCGAAGGACGACCTGCACGTAGAGATCGAACTTCACCGTCGGCGGTTCGTTGCCGACCTTGGGCGAGTCGCGATCCTTCTTGATGCGCACGCCGACGAGTTCGTCGGTGATCGTGGGCATCCCGTTCTCGCGGTACGTGCTCGTGATGTTGAAGGTCACGCCCATGTAGCCGTCGCCGAGCGCCTCGATGAGCGCCTGCGCCGAGGCCTTGTGCATCTCGAGCGAACCGTCGGGCTTCAATTGACCGAGGCTCGTGCCCATGGCGACGGGGCTGTTGCCGCGCGCTTCCCCGGGATCGAGCGCGTTGCCGTAGTCGATCGCAGTGACCCCCTTGTAGAAGTCACCGGCGACGTTGAAGCGCGTCGACGCGAAGTCGTAGACGCGCCCGTTCACTACCGGGAAGATCGCTTCGTCACCCATGATCGTTCTCTCTCTTTCGGACGAGGGTCGGCGTCCCGGCGCGCGTCACGCGCCGGTGCCTCTCAATGCGTGCGCGCGATCGGCGTCAGGCCAGCGCGGGGTTCTGGAAGCCGATGTTGATCGGGAGCGACTTGAGGTAGCCGTCCTTCACGAGACGGATGGTGATCGGGTCTACGCCCCCGTTCGAGATGAGGTTCGCCGTTCGACTGAGCGCGACGCTGCACGCGCTTGCATGGCCGGGCGTCACGATCTCGTCGCGAAGAAGAGCGTTGATGTTCTTCTCGATGGCGATCGCGTCCTCCTCGGCGATGCCGCCCGGAATGGCCGGGAGCTTCACCGCCTTGCCGTTCACACGGACCTTCTTGCTCAGATAGAAGATCGCGGCCGTGTGCGCGACCTCGCACGCGCGGTCCATCACGCGACGGTACTGCACGAGGTCGTAGTCCCCGCCGCTCTGTTCCATCATGAGGCCGTTGGTGACCCAGATGCCGATGAGGCCGACGAAGGTGCGGTGCGTCGTGTAGCGAACCGCGTTCAGAGCCGGCGTCACGGCTTCGTCGCGGCCGATGAGCCCCGTGCTTGGGCCGGTGCTGCCGAGCGGCCCGTCTTCGACCGCGGCGGGGTCCTGGCTGATCGGGATCGAGACGATCCGCGCCGCCGTCTTCCACGCCGTGCTTCGAAGCTTCTGCGTGCCGGTGAGCGGCGAGGTGACGTGCTCGACGTCCGCGCAGATCATGACGCGGTTGCCGACGAACGCCGCTTGCGCCGAGATGAGGTTCGCGTCGGTGTCCGGAGCGGCCTCCATCATGGCGAAGGCATACCGAACGCGCGCTTCGGCGCTCGACATGAGCGTTTGGAGAACGCCCGCCATCGTGATCGTGGCCGTGCCGGATGCGGCGCGCCCGACGAGGTGCAGGAAATTCCACCCGCGCGGATCGGCGAGGAGCGCGTTCACCGCGGCGAGCACGTCCGTCGAGGTGTAGGCCGGGCCGACGGACGACCAGGTGTAGTAGTCACCCGCGACGACGGTGGCGACCGGGCTGCTCACGGCATCGGCGATCGTGAACGTGAGCCCCGTGCCGGGGATCGCGAACACCCCGCTCGTCGACAGCGCGAAGACCGGCGAGAACGTCTGCCCGTTGTCGAGGCTGTATTGGAACGTGGCCGTTCCGCCTGCGAGGAGCGTCGTGCCCGTCAGGAACTTGACGATCGCGTCGTAGCTCTCGAGCGGGTTGCCTGAGAGCACAAAGGTCGAGTTGACGGTGCCGTCGACGTGCCGGGTCACCGATCCGCGCGTGCCGGCGACGCTCGCGTTGATCGGGACGAGAATGACCGAGCCCGTGCCCGGCGTCGCCAGCGACACCGCGGCCGCTTCGACGGCTTCGCCCGAGAGGTGGGCCGCCTGCATCGTGGTCGGGTCGGTGTATTGGTAGAGCGTGTTCGCGGTGCCCGCGGTGCACACGCCGATCACGGCGTGCACGTCGGCGGTCGATACGGGGATGACGGCGCCCCCGCCGTTTTGGACGGTGAGCGGTGCGTTCGGGATTCCGGGCGGCATCAGCGCATCTCCACGTTCTGCGCAGCGTTGATCGCCGCGTCGTAGGCCTGTTCGGTGAGCTCACGTCCGATCGCCCAAGCGCCCGCGGCGCGCGCCGCGTTCACCCAAACGAGGGGGGTCTTCTTCGCCTTCGCCCACGCCTCAAACGGCTGGTGTCCGTCGGCGACTTGGGGGGAGACCTTCGGCGCGATCGCGCTCGGCGTCGCGGGCGCGGTCGGCGCTTCATCGGGTGCATGCTCCGCGGGCGCGACCTCGGCGGGGGGATCGTGATGGACGGACGTCTCCGTCGACGCCGTCTCCGGCGCCTCTGCGTTCGTGTCGGTCATGGTCAGTCGTCTCCGGGGGCTTGCATCTCGCCCGGGTCGGGCGGGGAGGACGTGTCGAACGGAAGGGCCGTGAGCGTGGCGGTGTCCTGCTCGTCGTCGGTGATCGCGAGCTTGAACGTGACGACGAAGATGTATGTCCAGCCGCGCGAGGCGGTGTCGCCCTCGTCGCGCGTGTTCTGGTGCAACTCGAACTGGCGCCCACTGGATCGATAGATGGCGGCGATGACGAGATGACCGAGCGCTTCGGCGATCGAGTCGCGGCCGATCTCGTCGCCCTCGGCCCAGCAATGCACCTCAAAGCCGGCGACGTCGGTGCGGAGCGGGCGCGGGTTGTCGCCGTCAATGCACTCGGCGGGCCCGAACGATCCCGTCGACGGCACCCACGTCACGCGCGGCGGCTTGCCGTGCTTCGCGAGCTCGTGCTTGCCGTAGCCGAAGGTCACCTCGGGGAGGTGCCGCCGAATGTCGTCCTCGACGCACGCGAGCAGGGCTTGAGCGCCGGTGAGAGCCACGTTAGCGCTTCAGGATGCGAAGGAGCGTCGCGCTCCCCGCGGCAACGAAGGCCTTCGACCAGATCGGGCCGAGCGTCCCCTTCGGCAAGAAGGGGCGCGGCGGGATCTCCATGTGGATGCCCCGCGCGGTGAAGTTTAGACGGCGAAAACCGATCGCGGCGATCGGCTTCGTGGCTTGGCGGATGGTGCTCGCCGAGACCGCGCGCCGGTGGATGTCGCCGATGTGCTCGGAGATCTTCTTCGCGGACCAGCCTTGCTCCGAGCGCGCGAAGATGAGGTCGATGACGTGCTGCTCGACGCCCGCCTTGCGAAGTTTCGCGGCGGGATCGACGACGACCGATGCCTTCTTGCGCGAGAGGAACCGGCCTTTCTTGCCGATCGCCATGTTCGTGCTGCGCGCCTTGCGGTGGTACGTGCCGTCGTAGCCGTTCTGATGCACGGACGCGTAGCGCACGTTCGAGCCGATGCGGAACGACGTGGGCGTGACGTCCTGGATCGCGATGCTCGAGCGGAGGCGGCCGGTGTCGAGGAGCGGCTTGCCGCTGCGATGTTTGAGCGGCAGCCACGTGTTGCCGTAGGGATCTCGGCTCTCGCGGAAGCACATGAGCGACTGCGCGACGGCCTCGTTCGCGATCGCTCTGCCGAGCCGCAATTGCGCATTGCCGCGCGCGAACTCGTTCACGGTCGCGATCATCTTTTCGAATTCCGGAAAGTCGCCGGGCATCAGCGATTCCACCCGCGAGGAGCATCCGAATAGATCTGGGCACCGCCGTCGTCTTCGTCGGGGGTCGAATCGATGGCGCCGAAGTACTCCGCGTCGCCGTCGGCGACCGCGCGCGCGTTCTTCCGCGCGTCGTTGTGGTTATCGCGAATGGCCTTGTCGCCGTCGCTCTCGGGGTTCACGCCGATCGTCTTGGAGAGGATCATCCACGCCGCGATCGAGCACGTGTCGTTACGGAGGTCGTCGCCCCACGACGCGAGCGGCAGCCCATAGTGGTTCTGGATGATGCCGCTGATGACGTCCGTTGCGAGGCGGAGGAAGCGATCCTGCACTTCGCGGCTCGCAACATCGAGCACGGCGTTCGGAATACCGAAGCGTCCGAGATCGTCCGGCGTCGCGTAGACGAGGACCGCGGTGCCGGTGACCGCGAAGGTGACCGACGGCGTGCCCGTTCCGGTGATCGTCCAGCGCACGCGCAGGTAGCGATCGGCGCCTGGGAATACGCCCTTGATGACGCCGATCGCGGAGCTCGGCAGGAACCCCTGCTCGAGTGGCCGCCACACGACTTGGTCGGCGGAGGTCTCGACGTCGATCGCGAGCGACGCGCCCGAGGAGATCGCCGTGACAACGACGGAGAGATCCGCCGTCGTCATCTGCACCAGGTCGACCGACGCCCCGACGTCCGTGCCCGTGCGGGCAGCGGATGCGAGCGGGGCGATCGGCGACGTGGTCGGCATCGGTCAGACGCCCGGGTTCGTGAGGACGTCGGCGATGAGGTGCGCGAAGCCCGCGCCGGCGGTGAACGCCGACGTGATCCGGTCGAAGCGCACCGTGTTGCCGGCGACGAGGATGACGCCCGCGGCCGTCTTCGCGCCGATGGTGCCGGGGATGATGCCGGCCACGAGCGTGGCCGCGACGTCGCCGCCCGCGCCGCCGAGGAGGTCGCCTTTGGTGTTGTAGGCGGCGTTCGAGCTCGAGAGGCCGATGGCGCTCGACGAGCCGCCGGTGAAGCCGGTCGCGACCTCCCAGTAGCCGCGGCGCACATGGAGTCGGCACCCGGTCGGAACCGTGTAGAGCACGGCGGCATCGGCCGTCCCGAATGCGATCGGGAACGTGAGGTCGACGCCATCGTCGATGTTGAGCCACTGGCCAGGCCCGGTGCCGGGCGTGACAATGAGCTGCGAGGCGGCATCGGTGGCCGTCGCCGCCGTGCTGAAGATCCACTTCGAGCCGTCGACGAGAACGACAATGTCGCCGTCGACGCGCTCCGTCGGATCGATCGCCGCGAGCGCGGTCTTTGAGGCGAGTGTGTCGGAGGTCGGCGTCCAAACGCCATTGACCATCGTGCCTTGGCGGTGCCCAAACGGAGTGCGTCGCATAGTCGTGTCTCCTATCGAATGGTGAGAGAGGTCCCGATCAGACGGCCTCGCCGTCGACGGAGAACGTGAACGGCCCGGTGCCGATGGTGCAGACCGCCCGAATGAAGCGGTCGATGCCGGTGAACGACTTGCGCTCGCTGGTCACGCCGGTCGCCTGGGTGAAGGCCGCGACGGCGCGCCACGTCGAGTTGTCGGCCGACGTCTGAATCGCGACGTCGAGCGTGCCGGTGCCCGCCGTGACGGCGAGTGTCAGACGCGCCGTGCCGCGATCGCCGAGCTCGATCGCGGCCGTGGTGAAGGTGGCCGCTTTCGCCGCCGGCGGGACCAGCCCGCAGGCGAGGGTGTTTGCGAAGCGCCCATTCGCGGTGTTGTAGCCGTTCCCTTGCATGATCGTGATCCTTCTATGGGAGTGCGGCGAGTGCCTTCAGCACCGTCGTCGCTTCTTTGATGTTCAGGCTCGCGAAGTTCATGAGCTCCGCGACGTCGGCGCCGTCGAGGTCTTCGCGCGTCGTGTAGCGGGCCGCCGCGAGCTTCGCGAGGAAGGGGAACGCCACGGGGAGAGGGGTGCCGGCGACGCCGTCCTGCTTGGACCGGTACGCCGCCGCGAGCCCCTCGTACTGCATCAGGTAAAGCTGCTGCGACTTGCGGAGGTAGTAGCGGCGGACGGTTTTGACCGGCATGCGGTCACCGCCCCTTCCGCTTCTCCTGCGCTTGCGGCGACGCCGGCGCCGTCGGCGCGGCCTTGTCGTCCTCGACGAGGAGCGCCGCGGCGGCCTTCTCGGCAGCCGCAGCCTCGACCGCCTTCTTCGCCTTGAGGCGCCGGCGGTTCTCGTTGAATGCGCCGAGCATCAGCCGTCCGTCACGATGTCAACGACACCGGGCCGGGTCGCGCCGGGCGTGCGTGCGTAGCGGTGGGCCACCCAATACAGGTGGAGCGCCATCACTTCGCTGTCGGTGAGGATGTCCTTGTCGGTGTCGACGGTGGGCTCCTTCGAGTACCAGAACGCGAGGGCGCCCTTTTTGACGACCTTCGAGTGGAACTTCCCGTTCCCGTCGATCGTGTTCCGATCGGAGACGCTCACCGGGATGCCGTTGAAGCGCGCGAGCGCACCGATGTCGTCCTGCGGCAGAATGAGAAGCGGACGCCCCGTGGTGTCCTTCAGCTTCAGCATGTTCTTGAAGACGGTCGAGTGCACCGAGAGCAGCGCGATGTCTTGCTGCTCATCGGCCCACTTCATCCGCGAGTCGACGAGGACGTCGTAGGTCAGGTTGTTCGTGCCGCCGGAGACGTCGTTGATCTGCGACGAGGGCAGGCTCGCCGTCGCCGCGTCGATCAGCGCCTGGTCTGCGCGGCGCATCACGGCGATCATGAGCTGACGCGCGAACTCCTTGTACGGATCGGCGTACTGGGCCGCGAGCTGCGCCCAGTCGCTGATCTCGACGGCCTTGCCCGAGTGCTTGACCGTATTGGTCTCGGACGTCATCGAGAGCGTCGCCGGCGTGAGCGCGTCGGTTTCGCCGCCGACGTCGTCGAGCTCGCCGATGGTCCCGAAGTACGGGATCTTGATGGTGTCGCCGCCCTTGATCTTCCCTCCAGCGGGGCCGGAGTTGGGCATCGTCGGGCTGACGATGGCCGCGCCCGTGCCCCAAAGGCAGATCTGCCCGGCGTACTGGCCTTGGATCGCTTCGGTCAGGATCTCGGGAATGACGAGGTTTGAACGCGTGAGCATGGACGTGTCCCTTTCGGCCGGTCTCTCTCAGGCCATCGACGTTGCGGTTGTGGGCGCGGGAGCCGCGGCCCTGTTTCTGCTCAGCGTTTCGGCTGCGCGTATTTCATGGCGGGCTTGCCGCGTTTTTCCCAGTCGGCCTTGAGCGTCGCGTACATCGCGGGGTTCTCGACGTTCAGGTTGTGCTTCTCGGCCGGCTCCATCTCCTCCCAAGCCTTCGTGCCTTCGGGGCGCTGCTCGAGGGGCTTGTTCGGCCCGGCCTCGAATGCGGAGACTGTCGGTGCGCTCTCGATCCAGCTTGCGAGCGTGTCCAACGACTCCTTGAAGGTCTCGGTACCGTCAGCGCTCTTCGTCGTCGCGCGCGCCCACGCCTCGAGCGCGGGGGTCATCTTGTTGAGCTTGTAGCCCTTTGCGATCAGTGCATCACGATCGCGCTTCTCGCCTTCGATCTTCACGGCCGCGAGACTCTTCTGCGCGATGCCGAGTTGCTTGAGTGCTTCGACGCCCGACTTGATGAGGCCGAACGCTTCGTCGGCGCTCTTCGCGCCCGTGGCTTCGAGCACGCGGAGCTCGAGAGCTTTCGAGCCGCTTTGAATGGCAGTGATCGCGGCGAGGATATCGGCCTCCGACGCATCCGCTTTGAGACCGAGCAAAAGAGCGAGAGCCTTCATCACATTCTCCAGGTCAGCCGCCGTCGTCGACAGCGGGGATTTCACGAACGCCTTCAGCGCATCGAGCGCCTTGGCCCGGTCCTCGACGGTGACCGCGTTGGGATTGCAGGGGACGGGACACACGCTGATCTCGAGCAGCTCGTTCCCGCGGAGCACGTAGACGTCTTGGCCGTTCCGCGTTTCGACGCTGCCCTGCTTCGGGCGGAAGCCGACCGACACGGCGCGCAGGCTCCCCTGGCTGAAGCCCTGGAAGCACATCTCGGCCATCGGGTTCGCCTTCTCGTCGACGAAGTTGATCGTCGCGACGAGCTTGCCCTCTTCGATCGCCACGTTCGTGGCGAAGCCGACGGGCAGCGTGTCCTCGGGCTCGCCGCCGAACATGCCGACGATGTTGTGGAAGTAGAGAACGACGGGGTTCTTCGTGAACCGCCGCAGATCCCAATCTTGGACGAGCACCTCGCCTTCGAGGTCGACGTCGTCGGTGCTCGCGATCACGTCGAACGAGCGCGTGCCGCCACCTACGGCAGCCTTCACGCTCGAGAGGCCGAAGAGCCGGCGAATGGTTTCGTTCACGGTTGCTTCTCCTTGAAGGACGACCAAAGCGGCGCCGGATAGTCGGAGCGCGGGGCCTTCCAATCGTCCTCACCCGGCGGCGCGCCGAAGCCGTCGTCGGCCTCGATCGTCGGGGGCTTCTTCGCGACGCCGTGCTTGTCGGCTTGCTCGCCGGTCAGCGTGATGAAGTGACTGCGGCAGTTGAAGTGCAGCGGCGGAAGGTGCGACTTCCACCAGGCATCGTCGGCGGGGCGCACCGTGCCGTCGCACTTCTCGCAGATCTCGCTCGTGCGGTCGTCCTCGATCGCGTCGAACATCCAGTAAGGGCGATCGGCGATCGTGTCCTCGTCGGTCGCCTGCTTGTAGCGGCCGGCGGTGTATGCACTCTGCACGTTCGTGCGGAAGATCGTCTCGATGCGCGCAGCGGGATTCTCGACGGTGCCCTCCCACGCGCTCGTGAGTGACTCGGTGACGCGCGCCTTGAAGTCTTCGAGGTCCTCGCCGTCTTTGAGGGCCGTGCCGATCGCATCCCAAACCTGCGTGACAAGATCGAGCTGCGCGACGGCGGAGACGTAGAACGCGCGATCGGCAAGGGCCGCGGTGAGCTCTTCGACTTGCGCGCGGGTGAGCACAAGCCGATCGGCGAACCACGTAATCGCGTCCTCGGCGTCGACGGGATCGAAGCTGACGTCCCAAGCCATCGGTCAGCGTGCGCCAGCGGCGAGCCTCGACAGCTTACGCTCCATGCCGATCGCGAGTTGGTGGCGCGCCCATCCCTCTTCGCACTCTGCCCGCAGCTCGATCGCGACGGTGCATGAGTGCCCGCGCACCGTCGCGTTCGCGACGAGACACGGATGTCCGCCGACCTCTTGCTGCGCGATCGTCAGGTCGGGAGCTATCGCGCGGCAACGCGCTTCTGCGGTGTCGTCGGACATGCTTCACCCCGTTCTGCTCAAGTGTCTTGCGCGAGCGCTGTCCGTCCCGCGAGCTCGCCCATCGTCATCGTCGCCGTGACGACCTTCGCGAGCTTCGCCGGGCTCATGGCCTGGTAGGCCTTCGCGAGGCGATCGCGGATGTCGCCGAAGTCTTCGCCGTCCTCGACGGCCTTGAGGATCGCTTTGAGGTCGGGCGCGATCGCGGTGACCGCCCGCTCGCGCGCGGTGTCGGCGAGGTTGTCTGCGTACGTCTGTCCTGCTTTGAGGCCGGTACGCTTCGGAGCCGCGGCCTTGGCGCGACGTCCGCGGGCCGCCTTGCCGCCGCCCCCTTGATCGCCTCCGCCGTCGGCATTGTCTCCGCCGCCGTTCCCCCCGTTGCCACCGTCACCGGGCCCGCCGAACGGGTTCGGCGGAGGCGGGGGCGCCTCGAGGAGCGGGATCGCCGCGCCGGCGAGAAGGGGAACCTTGAACGTCGCGCAGAACTCCGCGAGATCGATCGGGAGCTTGAACGCCGCGAACTGCGCGAGCGCGGTGCCGCCGGCGACCCAAAGATCGGCGAGGGCTTTGAGGTCCTCGGGCGGGTCGATCGCCCACTGCGGCCAGGGCGCGAGATCGCGGCTGCCGTAGTTGAACTCGGCCCACCAGGTGAGCGCCTGCTCGTGCGTGCACGTCGACGCGGTCTCGGCGGTGAAGCGAAGGACGCTCGCCTCGGCGACCTTGTGCACGTCGGCCGCGGCGAAGCTGCCTCCGGTCACTTCCGTCGAGAGGTTGTTCCCGAGGACCGTGATCGCGAACGCGGCGTTGGCGCCGTCGTTCTGCGCCTTGAACGTCATCCACGTGTTGGCGATGTCCGAGACGACTTTGAAATCCCATCCGGGCGGCATCGCGAGGGTCGCCCCGCGCGCCATGGCTTTCATGTCGGCCGCGAGCTCTTTGCGATCGTTCTTTCCGGGGTTCGCGGCGGCGGTCGACGTCGCGACGCGCGTCGTTTGGCCGTGGCCTTCGGAGTACTGCCCCCAGTCGGTGATCGCGTACTGCTTCAGCAGCCACCAGCGCGCGAGCCCGCGCCAAAGCCCCTTGGCCCACGGACGCTTCCGGCCGTACGGCGTGTAGAGGATCCAATTGCCGTCGCCCGGCGCGATCGGGACCCACGTCCCGCCGTCGATGCGCGCTTCCCATGTGCGCGTCTGCCAGTTCCACCGCAGGTTCCGAGGGTGCCATGCATCGAGGACACCGACGACGCGGTCGCCCTTCGTCACCCACGTCATGCGGCCGACGCCGATGCCGAGGAGCGTGCCCCACTTGAGGACCTCGCCGAGCTCCTCCTCGGCGAACATCGCCCACCAGTCCTCCCCGACGTCGAGCGCTTTGACCGGGCGGCGCTTGCCGCGCGACGCTTCGAACGTGAGGTCGAGACCGAGGACGCCGTGAATACGTTTGTTGATGACCGCGAGGAGGCGGTCGTCGGCCATCATCTGATCGCAGAGGTCGGCCGCTTGGAGAAGCGTGCCGCTGTCCGCAAGGAGCTCGGCGCTCCGGATGAGCAGCGGCGTCCAGTCTTGGAACGCGCGGACCGACGGCTCCTGAACGATGGCGAGGTTGGGTGTGCTCATCGTCGTTCTTTCAGCGCCGTGAGCTTCCGATCACGATCAAGCCTTCGCCGCCATGCGCGCCGTCGAGCATCAGATCGGTGATTCCGTAGACCATCGCGTCGACGCGATCGGGGCTCTTCTTGGAGACGCCCGGCACCCATGTGCACATCTGATCTTCGAGCTCGGGGAACGAGCCGGCGTGGTGCACGCGCTTCTGTTCGTAGAGGGCCGCAACAGGTTCAGCGCGGAGCGCCTTGCCCTTCTTCGCGTGAATCGCCCGATAGCTGACGTTCTGGTCGACGGTGCGGATCGTCGACTCGACGAGGTCCCCGCCGTTATTGACCTCGGCGATGATGCGGTCGGCGTCGCGGTCGTTGTATGCTTTGACCGACGTGGTCGCCCACTCATGGGGCGAAAACAGGCCGCTCAGATCGTCGAGAATGTAGCCGTCACCGTCGACGCCAAGCCCCGACGAGATGATTCCGGTTTCGTCGCTGCCCTCTTCCGCGCTGACGGCGGGATCGATCGAGACGACGATGCGCTCCATCGCCGGGAGCAGCTTCGGGTTCGCAAGCTGAAGGAGCTCGAGCTGCGCCCGCTTCCAAAGCGCACCCGGCGTGTCGTCGAGGACCTCGGCGTAGAGCTCCTGGCGACCGAGCCGCGTGCCCTCGTACTTCGCGATGATCGTTTCGAGGAAGGTCGGGGCGAGGTTGCCCTTGTTCTCGAACGTCGATCCCTTCGTGACAGCGACGGACCGGCGAAGCTTCCTGCCGCGCGGCGTGACCGTCGGGTAGCTGCCCGCGAGGAGCTCGCGGATGATCTTCGTCGGCCGCGGCGTCGTCGTGATGACGGCTTGCGGATTGTTCCCGAGGCGGAGACCGAACTTGAACTGATCCCAGGCGTCGACGAAGCGCCACGCGGCGAGCTCGTCGGCCCATCCCCCCGTGTGCTGCGGTCCGCGAAGCTGGTCCGGCTTGTCGGCCGAATACGTCGTCGCGATCGCGCCGTTCTTCCACGTCAGACGCCGCTTCGACGGCTCGTACTTCGGAGTGTTCCAAGGGGGGGCGGTGGCGAGGATGCCGCTCTCGCCCTCCACCATGACGTCGCGAACGTCAGCGGCGGTGCGGCCGACCAGGGCGAGCCGTTCGTTCGAGGGGACGTGCCGCGGGCCTACGCGTTCGCGGCACCATTCGGCGCCGGTGCGCGACTTGCCGAAACCGCGACCCGCGAGAATGAGCCAGAATTGCCACTTCCACGCGGGCGCGACCTGCTTCGGCCGCGCCCAGAAACCACGCCAGATGTACTCAAGGGCCGCCCGATCCTGGGGGGTCGGCGCTATCTCCCGGAGCGCTTTCGCCCTCTCCGAGGCGGGAAGCGAGGCTATCGAGGCGGCCAGCGAGTCGCTGTTCGGCCTGAGAGAGCTCGTCCAAGGTGTCATCCGGTGTATCGGCCCCGGAGTAGTGAAGCTTCCGGTCGGCCAGGGTGCGCACCCGGTCGC